ACCACAATATGTAGTTGAAGCTCCTAACCATTCTCTGAATGCCCAGCGGAAACCTTTCGCTAATAATGCTCCATAAAGTGAATTGAGTGAGATTTTCTTAGTTAGCTGAAGCAGTTCATATTGAGCTTCTTGAATCTTTGCTTCGTTTAGGTCAGAAGAATCTTTTCCTTCAAGTTCTTTGAGAATCTTAGTCCATTTCTTTTTCTCTGCTTGCATCTTTTTACGTTCAGAATACCAAGATTCCAAAAGCATAGGCACAATACCCTTACCTGAAGATTGGTCGAATACCGTTCCATAAGCAGAGATAGCCCATTTTTGTTCAAGCAGAACTTCTTTCCATTCTTTACCAGTTAGAGTTAGAGATTCTTCACCATTTACAAAATGTAAAGTATGCGGATGATTATCTTCATCACGAATACCTTTCCAATCCGCTTCTTTAGCAGTTGATTTGATAAAAGAAATAGTATCAATACCTGCTCGTTCTGCTTTTTCTACAGCTTCAGCAAATTCAGGATTCTCAATAAACAATCTTTCAATCGTTTCGTCAGTATCAAATTGACCTATAACCTTTTCAGGTGACATATTAAGACTACGAATAGTTGAAGGATATAGCGAGTTGATATCAACTGAACCAACCCATTCATGTAATCCTATTCGAGGTGTCATAACGATAGCACCTTCGACTTTACCTGTTACTACATAGGAATCTTTATCTTTTACCCTAACCCCAATGTTGTTAATCGCAAAGTTGGAGATACCCATATCAACATACTTAGTTGTACCAAGTATAGCTTCAAATGGAACAGTATTCTCATGTGCCATTTGATTGACAAGTTCAACGAATCTAAACTTTTCATTGAGCAACTTAATAAGAACAACGTCGATAATGTTGTAATGGATGAACTTAACAAAGTCTAATCGATATAGCTTTTCTAAACCTTCATGCTTTAGTTTAGAAGCACCTACTTCTTCAGATGCAATTGCTTCCAAAGTATAACTTTCTCGTCCTTCAAATGTAAACTTCTTGAACATGTCCATATAGTCAAGGTGAGTCCTACCTTGTAACTGGACAGTTAGTTCTTCTTTGCCATATCGTTCAACCAATTTTTCACGAGGTCTTCCCGCACCAGGAAAACATAATCGTAAAGTAGCCTTATCACCTAATAGCTGTTCGATTCGTTTGTAGATATATGGCAAGTCATAAAACTCAGAATGCCATCCTGAAATAAAATCAATATCTTCCAATTCATCGAGAAAGATGCTCAACAATTCTACTTCAGATTCAACGAGAATTAAGTCGCAATCAATTGGGTCGTAATCATAATCTTCGACTTTGATTGGAAACTTGTTTAAACCATTAGTCCAAGTAGTTTCAAGATTTGGAATAAATGATGGTGGAACCGCAATACATACAAACTTATTAAGCCATTGTTTGTAAATGGTTATTGCATTGATTGGAGCAAATGGGTCAGAAGGTTTCGAGAACCCTCTTCCCTTCATTACTTCTGATTCAATGTCAAAAAACGCAAAGTGAATTTTAGGAACAGGACGGCCATAATACTCATCCATCATAATACGTTGAACAGGATTGATATCACTTTCAAACTTTAGTTTGAAGATGTTCTTAGCTGCTTCGTATTCTTCTTTGGTGTCAAAAACTATCTTTTTTAGAGGAGTACCATACATTGAATTGTATGGTCCATCTTCGTCTTCAACAAAGAAATAGCGAGGAGGAGTATATGTCTGGGAGGTCCTAGGACCTCCCAGTGAGGTCCGTTCCCAAGCAATAATCTTATCACTTCGGTAGTCGTTACAGACTCCAATATAAGATGAATTATTTTCTTGAGGATTAGACATTAATGTCCTTATTGAGAATCAGATTCAGGGAATAAGATTTCGATTGCACTTTCAAGTGCTGAAATTTCAGCTCTGGTTTCGATGTAAGAGTTGTTGAAAGACACTTTGACCAATTGATTGAATAGCTTTGATTCAAGTCCAAGTTTTTCAGTTGCTTCTTCACGTAAGCCTTTGATTGCTTCCATTTCGTCCGCAATACGAAGCTTACAACGAACTGCTTCATCCAAGAACGTCATTAACTTAGACTTGTCACTTGGGTTAGCCAAGATAGATTCAATTGATACGATTTGTTTTTTCTCTTTAGCTGCCATATGCTTTATGCCTTTTATGTGATGTTGAACAAAAAATTATTATACCACACTTTTATGTAGAAGTGATGCTAACAAGATGTAGAAGTGTCTCGTTTGCCAGTAAAGATTGAACCCCGTACAACCGGGTCAAGATTGCTGTTGTTGATTGGGCCTTGTTGATTGACTACAAGGTAAAGTCTTACGAGCTCGCCTTCAAGCCATTCGTTAGCAGGTGTAATATGAGGTAATTCACCAGAGTTAGTTTTAGGATTTGATTCCCACGCAAGTAAATGTTTCAATGAATGATTCAACTCGTTAAGGTCTGCAGCCAATTCGTTAAAAAACTTATTGCAAGAAGTAACACATTCTTTATAATCATTGAATCCATTACTTTCTATAGTTGCATTAACACCATTGAATAGTTTGATAAACTCATGATGTTCAAATGAAGGTTTCTTCAATTCTAAACTAACTACAAATGAAAAGAATCTATTATCTATATCTTGTATCATTTTAATGCACCGTTCTATTAGTATCGAAATCAATCAATTCAGCTGCTTCAGGTGTAGTTACTATATTAAGCCGTAATTGTAGTGCATGCATTTCTTCATCAGCTAATACGTAAGTTAATTGAATATAGTCATTGATAGTTAAATCTCTTTCTGTTCGAGGTAATCCATCTAATGCAATTTGAAATAGGTTATCATCTTCTTCACCTAATTCTTGGAGTTCTAGTTCTTTGATTAGTTCTTCTTCCTCTTCATCGGTATCTTCGCCATATGCAACTGCTGCAGGATAGAAATCAGGATTAAACTCAATAGATAAAAATTCCTGTTCTTCAGTTAGAAGCAATTCATTTATAGCTTCTTCTGCTGCTTCTATAGCAAACATATCATATTGATACTCATTTGAGATAACGGTAACCTTAAACAAGTCATCGCATGAAATTCCAGGCAATAACCGTTCAAGAAACGGTTGAAACGCTTCTATAGTATAAAAGAACATTTATATTGGGCCGATGATTTTTGGATTGTTAGGAATTAACGAAGTATCATCCGTGATGACATCTGCTGATGATAACCATTCTAAGTTATCATCAGCGACATGTATTAAAGGGGCAAAGCTAACGTAAGAAATAGAATTTTTAGAAACTTCTAAAGTAATAGAGCCATTATTTGAATAAAGTCGTAAATGATAATCTACATCTGAAAGATTATTAAAATCAACAAAAGCTGAATAAATTCTATCAATAACAGAAAATGGAGGATACGCTAATAAAAATCTAAAGTTATTCAAATCAGTGTAAATAACATTGCTTGAAAAATGATTTCCATTTGGATACAAATTCAAAATTTGATTAGCAGGTAAAGATAAAGTATCTAAACATGTATAAACATCATAAGTATCATTTCCATATTCAATAGTAGAAACATTTGTCCATGAAGTTTGATTTTCTAAATTAGAAACTAATAAAGTATTACGAGTAAAAGTTATTGGATTAGATAAAACAATATTTTGATTTTGATAAACTATTACTTTTACTACTGAACTAATTGAATAAGAAGTATTGAAAACTACTTGATAACCATTTTGACCATTATAGTTTAATCTATAATCATTGATTAGCGTTCCTTCAATTAATTCAACTCCATTCAAAAAAACTTTTACAATATCTGAAGATGTAAATCGCAAAACCTTTTTACTTGATGTAGAGTCAGGGCCAGAAACAGAATTGAAAGTAGAAGAAATAAAGTATGTAAATTCATCAAAAGTATTTACTTCAGATTGTTGAGTAGCAAACGAAATTGATAAAGAAGACGGATTGTTGTTTATTGACGGATTTTGACGTTTGACTGCTAAAGATAAAGCCAAAGAACTAGAAGATGCTAAAGTAACATAAAGATTTTGTTCAGAACTATTTATAGTTGAAGATGTTTGATTTCTACTAATTTCAAAACGAGAAATCCAATCAGGAACGCCGTCGACAGGGGCAGAAGCCAAAACATTACGCAAACTTTTAGTAGCTATAGGTAATAACTTCCCACTACAGTTCAAAGTAATTGAACATAGGTTTATGAAGCTGTGTAAAGACGAAGCCTCAACATCTTTTGTTCTATTACATGTATTGCATTTATAAGTAACGAATTTTTTATTTGCAGCCATTATTATTCTGATGGATGTATTACATAAAGGTCTTCAGGTCTTACCCATTTGAACCATAAACCTGCATCAAGAGCAGGAGTTATTTCAACTATAGTCTGCTCTTTAGCTCGCAGATTTTTGCCAATAGTTTTAACTGCCGTTCGACCAGTTTGACGGACTTCTAAACCGTCATAGACATAACATAAATCTTTATCAATTACCATCAGTTAAAGCCATCTCAACTAAGTCTCGCATAAACTTTACAGCAGCAATTGTCATGAACACATCAGCCAATGCATTATGTGTATCACGGTCGCCAACTCCTGTTATTTCGAACAAGTGGTCTGATTTATATGTCACAAAATTGACAAAGCTAACACCTGCAGTATCAATCTTCACATTATGAACATGAAACATCATGTTATGTGGAACTAACATCTGACGCATAAACAATAAGTCATAATCGACATTGTGACCCATGACCATGATTTCCGGATTAGGTCCAAAATACTTCAACAAAAATTCGACAATTTGCACAACCGCATCTTCGTTAGACAGCCCGTGTTCTTCCAGATATGCTTGTGAAAGTCCGTGTATTGCTTCAGCTTCAGCAGACCATTTGTATCGGCTTGCATCAAACTTCATCTCAAGATAGAGAGAATCCACAACATCTAACGTTCGAGTGTTGAACACTGCCATACCCAAACTTAGTGCTTGATGGTCAATAGAACTATCACCGCCCCACGTTGAACCTGAAGTCTCAAAGTCAAGGCAAAGACCTAACTTAGGGGCACGAGATGTATAAAGTTGCAAAGTCATATAAAGTTAAACCTAATAAAAGTAGTATAGGTTCAATTATATCAGGTGTTGCTACGAATGTAAATGGTTCAAAAAGTCAGTAACAAGTTCAACACGTTCTGTTCTTCCTTCGCAGAAGACATCCAACTTAGCATAAAAGTTCTTAGTTGCTGGACGACGTATAGCATCACCATATAAAGTAGAATATGAAATCAGCAAGTTTTCAAATTGAGCTCTACTTTGTTCATCAGCACGATTCGGGTCAAGTTCAAATGGAATGTTTGGATGAGCATGTACGATGACTAACCCGTTGTAGATACGTTGAGCTTCAATACATCTTGCTTTGAAATCTGCAAACCAGGTACGTTGTGCTTCAGAAGTTCTATTTAGACGAGATACCCAAATCTCAGTATAAGCTGCAATATCGAAGAATGACCTTTCAGTCAAAACGAGTTTGGAATCTTCTGCTTTAGCTAAAGCACTATCATGACTCCATTTGTATTCAAAAACTTTTTCTTGATAATCTTTCATTTTGTAGAAAGATGTCAATACTTCTTGAAGATTTTCTACACCGAGTTCTTCTTGAACAGCACGAGATACTTTGAATGTATCTACTGTAAATTGAGAATTTGCTGATAATCCCTCAAGAATTGCGGATTTTCCAGAACCGTGAGTTCCGCTAACTGCGACTAAAATTGACATATGAAAAGATACTCCAGAAATAAGTGTTGCGAATTACATGAGAAGTGCTAAGTATAACAAGCTCTCATCAATTGCGGTAACCCATTTAGAAGTTCCTGCAGTATTTCCTATCTGCACCATCAACATGCTTGTAGTAGTATTATACCACATTTGACCTTTTGCGATAAAAGTTGGAGCAGTTGGACCAACCTGACATGCGCAAGACTGTGAAAGTATCCAAGCTGTCCCATCCCAGACTTTCAGTTGTTTTAGCGTCTTACTGTACCATTGTTGTCCGTAAACAGGATGAAGAGGCGCAGTATCAGAAGCAAAGTTTTCAAGTATTTTCAAAAAATTTGTTTGATGTATTTGCCCATGATTTGGAACTCCACGACCAACAAAGGTCAATGAAGTTGAAGTATCATCTGTAGTAAGCGGCGCAAGAGGTATATCTGCGACCGAAGTATCAGCATGTTTTATTTGATAAGTCATGTTAATTTAGCTCCATCTATAGAAAGCGAGTATTTGAATATAATAATATTTATTAATGTTGAGCCTTCGTTACAAGGCTTATCCATTTATTCAATGCCATTTCAGGATTATGATAAAGTTCCAAATCTTCATTTGCCTCAACGATTGCAAGTTGACGTAATAGCCATTCTGCTAACTTGACTTGTTCATCATCTTTCAGACCTTTGATATCATCAAGTAATTCCTTAGGAGTTGGATTCTCATAGACATAACGAGGTTTCATTGCACTATGAGATTGTTGGAACTGAAGAATATCATTCTGCGGATTGACTGGTGAAAACTTGAACAATTGAACAAGTTGTGCAATCAGAACAGTTTGTGCAGTGTTAGTGATTTTGCCTGCGTTTCTTACTTCGTCAAGAAGCATAGTCATATGTATAGGAGTGCTTGACTCACTGATAACATGTGGTTTGATGTCGATAAGTTTCATGATAGATGTTCTCTCTCTCTTTATATAAATGTTTGATTTACTATTTACACCTAAGCCATAATCTATGCAAGCTAAAAAACTGACAGACTATATAATTGATTTCGCTCGTGTCTAAGCAGTTGATTTTATTACTCGAAAAACTGACAGACTAAGGGTATATATTATATTCAGTTGTCTCTCTCCTCTCCTCTTCAATTTCGTTATTACTAGAAGTTGACGTTTTTCTAAGTAGTTGATTTTATTACTAAAAATATTTATCATTATCTTCGTAACTTATTGATTTTATTACTAGTTTTCAAACACATCATTTTCCATGACTAATCACTCGGCAATTTTTTAAGAAAAACGAGGTTTTTCCTCAAAGCACCATAAAAGGTATTGCTTCATCACTTTCATCTAATGGAGTGTCAGGTCCAAAGCTATTTACCGCTGGGTTATAATCTTCGGCATTATATTCATATAACAACTTTCTAGCTTTGTCATCAAACTCACTTACATGCTTTAGCAATCTAATAATAAGTAATAATGCAGACACACTGTCATCAGTAGCTCCAATCTTAGCGGCATAAGAACCACCTGAAGCAATAAAGTTCTTAAGTTCAAAGATATTGATTTCAGACCTTATCTCCAATCCGTTCTTTATCTTTTCAACCATAGACTTTAGTTGAAGACAAGCGAGGATTTTGTTACGATTTGTTGTTTGCATTCCTAACTTGCCAGGCACATCATTGATAAGTTCGGCATACTCAGGTGGATGTTCATCGGTATTATAAAGAGCACCAATAGCTTCACCAACTCCATTTCGTTCAAATGTCCAGAATACTTCAGGTCGTTTGTTATTCATAGTATGACTTGACATTTTGTTTAGTAACCACTTTATTCTATCATATAAGTCAGGTATGTTTAGACTATTAGTTCGAAGCTCAGCAACTTGAATAAGTGATGGAAACTCAAACACTTCAACAACACTGTAATCTCGACCCGAACCCGTTGCAATATCAACACCTACAAGATAAGCAGCATCAGCACGAATGTTTTCCCAGAAAGAAAAGCCCTTGTCAATAAAGATTGGTTGTTGATGTCTAAGTTCGATAAGACGTTGTGATTGGATAAGAAGAGCATCAGAAGAAAGGAATTCGCAATCAAGTTCTACTCGTACAACAAGTTCCCCTAGTTTTGCAAGCATTTCTTCTCGATAACCAGATTCAGGACCACGTTCAGGATGTTGAGTATAATGAGCAAAAGTATGACTAAAGCTGTTTAGACCTGCAAGACATTCTCTCCACAATCTAGCAAACAAGTCAGTATCACCATTAGGAGTAGTTGTCATAATCAACTTACCACCAGTTGAAAGAGCCGGAGCAATTGAAGCCCAAATCTTTTCTTGGATACGAGTTGAAATAAAGCTAATCTCGTCAAGCATTAGAATTGATGGTGAATTACCACGACCAGTTTTTTCTGTAGTTGCTTGTGATTTGATGATTGAACCATTGTCAAATTCGATTGATGTACGATTGTAGAACTTGACTCCAGGCTTCAACCAATTTGGAAGCTCTTCATATGCAAATTTGATTTTGGCCATGATGTCTGTAGCATGGTCCATGTTCTTAGATGCTATCACACATGCTTGGTCATCAGTAAAAGCAGAAAGCCAAAAGATGTAGATTGCCGCAGTAGTTGTCTTACCAAGCTGGCGAGACATTAGTGCTAACGTATCTTTGTTATTGTGAATTGCTAGAATGAATTCTTCTTGATAGTCAAACAGCTCAAATAGAACCGTACCTTTAATAGCATGCTGAATTTTGACATAGTTTTTGATGAAGTATATCGGGTCATTCATACACTTCTCAAGTTCTTGGATTTGCCAAGCTTCGTATTCAGTTTCTGTATTCGCTCGCTTTAGATAAGGATTTGCCATATAATATAGATATTAGAATAGTAATTAATATCTATATTTATATTCTTATAATTCAGCATATTCATCTAAATCCTTTTCAATTAGTTCTCGTTGACATGCAATAAAGTCTCTATTACCATTTAAATGTTTATTTAGAATACTAAGAGCTTCTTTACATGATTCACTTTCGTCATTTACATCCCCCGTAAATGCATATACATCTGTTAAAGTTGGAATCTTTAAAAATGATAAAATAGGTCCAACATAATTAGGATTTATTCTTATTGTTTCTGCATCCAAAATATGTTTATGAATATTTGAAAAAGAAGCATTTACAAATGCCTCTAGTTGTATTTCTCCATTAGGACAATATTTTGGAAAATTCTCAAAAGATGTAATTTTACGATACTTAAAAAGATGATATGTTATAAAAACATCCCTATAATCTGATTTACATACTAATTTTTCAGGAAAGTTTTTGAATGATTTTAATTTTTCTAAACGCTCCAAAATCATATATTTTGCATTTCGGATTTTGAATGGGAATTCACCATTAGCATCTAACATTTCATCATAAATTATAAGAGTTCCTAACTGACAATCAACTATCCCAGATGCAGATATTTTGAAACCGTGCAAAGAGTTTTTCTTTGGGTCATTCGGTATAAGTTCTTGACTTGCCCAATCATTTAATAGGTCTCGAATACGTTGAACGTATTCGCTATTTGAAGCCGTGTCTTCTTGTAAGTATTGTTTAAAGCTCTGCATATTCATCTAAATCCTTTTCAATTAGTTCTCGTTGACAAGCTACAACATTTCTATCACCATCTAAATGTGTTCTGACAATTCGAATGGCCTCATTTAATTTATCGTATTTTGCTAATCTAATACTATTAGAAGAAAACCAAACTTGAGTTGGATGAGGTATTTGTAATAATCCTAATAACCCTCCATTAAAATACTCCATTTGATAAATGTGAATCGCATCACATTTTACTAGCTTTTTGATATTTGTAAAAACTGTATCAACTTGAACATTGATAGACAATAAATGACAAACTACTTGAAATGGAAGTAATCTATTCAATCCTATATTACAATTAGCCGAAAACTTATGATGATTAATGACATGCGCAAAGTTCATTTTATACTCAGAGCAAACTGCTTCCATAATCTTACCATGCAAATCAAACTGAGCTTTTTCAGATTTCAACCAATTACTATCAGGGTCTATAATAACTACAACAAAACCTTCAGTGCTTACATCTTGAAGTGAAAACTTAAAGCCTTTCAACACTGGTGAGACTATACCACGAACTTTTGCTGAAGTTATGTCTGTTATAGGATTTCCTGGAAAGTAATAACAACATTCAAGATAAACTGAATTCTGAGTTTCACCTTCTTGCAAGTATTGTTTAAAATTCTGCATATTCGTCTAAATCACGTTCAATTAGTTCTCGTTGACAAGCTACAACATTTTGACGTTCAGGATTCAAATGCTTATTGATAACATACATCCAATGCAATTCATGATAATCTGATGTTGATAAGTTGATTGCTTTACCTTTCTTAGCTAACCTAATAATGCCTAATGCCTTTCCGGTAACGTTTTCACAATTACGAATATATAAGTTTCTAAAAGAAGATATAATTTTATCAATTCCGGATAATGAAGATTTATTTTCTACATTTACATAAACAGTATCATATGAAATTGGAATTGAAAGTTTAGGAACCTCATGTGAAAAGAATAGATTAACATGGTGGTCTTCATGATTTTCTCGATAGTTAGAAGAATCACCTGCAAATTCATTCAATACGTCTAAAACATTTTCACGATAATTATCAAAAGCATCAACATTTTTATCTTCAATCAATAATTTAATAGAAAATGAAATAGTACTAACTAATATAATACTATCAGTTCCAGTCTTTTCATTGATAAGTTTTTTGAACTGTTGCAAATTTGCTTTCATCTTCTTACATAAGTCAGTCAATCCGCTAAATTCTAATGTAAGCTCTATCATATGATTTTGTTTTAACTTTGGAATAGCTTCGTGTTCAAATAGTTCTTTTACTTTCATTAAAACTCCGCGTACTCGTCTAGGTCGTTTTCAATTAGATCACGTTGGCACGCAATCCTGTTGCGCCCTGCAAATATATGTTTAGTTAGAATTTTACCTAAGATAAGATCAACTTCTTGTGGTGGTTTTGTTTGTCGAACACCTTGTTCTAATCCTTTAATTTTCAAAATAGAAAGAACACCACTTTTAATAGTTGGGTCAAATTGTAACATGATGCCTATTCTTTTTACTAACTTATCTAAATTGTCAAAAGAAGTAATTTTTGCATTACGATAAATTTGTAGATTACCATCAATATCAGAAGCAATATGTTCTAATGATGATAAGTTTTTATTATCCCATATAGCTAAATTTGTTAATTTAGATGGACAACCTTCTAAAGATATTAGATTTTCATTGTCACTTATCATCAAATGTTCAATTGTTGGCGGACAACCTTTTAGGGAACGAATTGAAGATTTAAGAACATTGAGATAAATTGTATCTTTTGGGAATTCAATTTGAGTTAAGTCAGGGCCCATTTCTCCAGATAATATAATTGTTTTATTTTCTTCTTTCTTAGCTAATTTTTTTTCAGCTATGTCTTTCAGCTTTTTTAAACAGTTGATATAACGAACATATAGATTAGGAACGGGAATAGGCGAATTCATCTTAGTGGCTCTATCAGCATGTGCTGCCTGAGCTCTTATCTGTCCATTAGAATAAATCGAATAATCCATAGTTCCATTTTTCAACTTGAATGTTAAAGTTCCGTTTTTTAGTTTTATAGCAGAACTGATATCAAATGTTTTTGAAAGTATTTCTTTATATTCGTTTGATTGTTTGACTTTATTTAGAGTATCAGCTAAATCAACCGGGTCAATAGGCGGCAAATCTTTAACAGCAGGTATCGAAACACCGGCTTCTTTTAGTAATGGAAATAGTTCATTTAGTTTCATTAAAACTCCGCGTAATCGTCTAGATTATTTTCAATTAGTTCTCGTTGGCAGGCAATAGCATTTTTTTCGTCTGTTTGTAAATGGTTATAGACTATTCCAATTGCTTGGCGAAGTTCATTAGAGTATTTAGCTCTTTCAGTTGCTGGATATGAAATAGTTCTCAATCCTGGTATCTTTAGCAAGCCTAATATAGAATTAGTCAAAGTATGCGGAACGACAATTTCACCATCACCTTGTCTATTAGGTCTTATTTCTTTGATGACTTTGTGAATGCCACTCAAAGAAGTAATACCAGTTCCACGAAGTATATATGAAGAAGCTCTTTCAGGAAAATAATCAAGTGATGTGATTTCTGGATTGTTGCTAATGCTAAAACGACCACCCACGATTTTAGGACATCCTTTCAAAGAACCTAAACTACAATTTGCTATAAAGAAGTTCCTTTCTATTTGTCCAAACTGACATGGCAAATAACGAAGATGAGTTGAACCATTAATACGTGGCAAACATTCTTCATCACCAGATAATAACACAGCCGTAGCATTTACAATACCATAATCATACTTTGCATTTTCAAAGTTGCCAGGGTCTAAATCTTCAATGTTATACTTCTTTAGAACTCGATGACCATTTCTAGTAATCCAGTCGATAATATCTTCTTCCGGCCAAAAGTCGAAATCGTTGTTAGCCTGTTCTTTTAATAAGTATTGTCTAAAACTCTGCATAATCATCCAAGTCGTTTTCAATTAGTTCACGTTGACATTTGATAGCACTTCGTTCACTAGAGAATAAATGCTTAGAAACAATTTGAGCAACTAAACCAAATTCTCCATCTTCTGTTTTTCTACCATTTATAGTAAATGCAATTGAAGTACAATCTTTTACTTTGAAAAATGCTAAGACCCCAGTTTTGACTGGCGGTAAAGTAAATCCTTGACACCTCGGAATATGCTTATGAACGTCAGAGAATGAAGTGATTGGATTACCATACGCTTGAATAAACTGAGCATGCTTTGGAAATCCTTCAAAAGATGTTAGCTTATTATTAGCAGCATTAAACAATCTACATTGTTCAGGACCACCAACTAAAGGCGAAGTCAGTTCATTGTTGTTACAATAGAAATCCCCACCTACTGAGAAATCCCCCGCCGCATTAAGTTCAGGTGCTCCTTCTAAGGTTGTAAGATTATTGTAAGAACAATTGAAGTTTGAAATCTTATTTGGATAAATTCTGCCTTTTAGCGTAGTAAGACTAAGATTACGCACATCATCTTTAGCATTCTTTAGACGTTTTGCAAACCAATTCACAAAATGGGTATGTATTGTATCTAAACAGTTCAGATACATTTGTAATGAACCGTCTGGACCCGCACCATAACCCGCTTTACCCCAAATAGAGGCGTAAGAATTTTTGACTTTGATATCACCTGCATAATTGACAAAGTATTCTCGTGGTTCTTTTAGATAGGTATCTTTAGTCACTATTTGCAAAGAACCATTCTTTCTTTGTATTTTCGTGGAGTTCAAGTCAAAGTACTTCGAGAAGTCCTTAAACTCTGGAGTTTGTTCTAATTGGTCAATGACCGCTGAATAGTCTGCACCTTTAGATGCTTCATTTAACAATTCTGATATTTTCATAGTTCTGCGTACTCGTCTAAATCCTTTTCAATTAGTTTTCGTTGACATGCAATGACATCACCCGAGTTTAAATATTTTAAAACAATGTTAGCCCATTCAGGATTTGGAGTATTGATTTTTATTACTCCATGTTTTGCTAACTTTATCAAACCCAAAACACCACCTGTAATATTCTCAGAATTATTGATTTCTAAATAACTAAAATCTTTTATTATTTTATGAATACCAGATAATGAAGTTTTATTAAGGTTCTGAATAAAGATATTCGGAAACTCAATTGGTATTGGTAATGAAGGAACCTGTTTGTCAAATGTTAAATGAACTATATGCGACCCTGAATCTTCACGAATTTCAGTGATATCAAAAAACGCTTTAAGAACAGCATTGACATCATCTATGTAATTCGCAAAATCATTCACCTGATGTTCTGGAACTTCAAGGCTAATATCAAATGTACCTTTACCAACTTGAATAATTGAACTCAATCCGGTTTTTTTGTCAATAGCATCAGTTATCTTTTTAGGATTTTCATTGAGTTTTGTTAAAGTAGTAGTTAGAGCATTATACGACAGCCATAAGTCTATAAAATAATCTTTTCTAACTGAGGTTTCAAATAGTTCTTTTATTTTCATTAAAATTCCGCGTATTCGTCTAAGTCTTGTTCAATCATTTCACGTTGACATGCAACTATATCTTGATTTTCTGATTTTCTATAACTAGTAATAATTTTAACCCATTCAACAGTTTTAAACTTATTACCCCAATCTGCATTATTTAGAATGAGTTTGCCTTTGATTTTCAATAACCCTACAACACTATCGCTAATCATATTAGCATATTCAATTCTAAATAATTCATCTGCTTTAATAAGTTTATCAACACCTGCTAATGAAAGAGCTGTATTACTATTTGAGTTCAAATAGATAACCGGCCATTCAATTGGGCTATTTGGCATATTGTCAATAAAGACAATAGGAAATGATGAACCTTCGTTATAAGGGCTTTTATCGATTTTGTTAAAGCTTTCGACTACTTCGCGAACTCTTTCTAATTGATGTTCAATATTAGTTTTGTTGAATGGAAGTTTTCCGTTCAAAGTTATTCGTACTTGGTTACTTGATGATGGTTTATCGACAAGTTTAACTTTTACGCCAGTAAGATTAGCTTTAATCAAAGCATCTCGAATAGCAATTACTTTTGGTGCAAAATGTGTTTCAAACGATAACTTTATTTCAAAAGTATCGGTTCTATTACTTGTTGCTTCATTTAATAATTCTGATATTTTCATAATTCTGCGTACTCGTCCAGGTCGTTTTCAATTAGTTTTCGTTGACATGCAATCCAATCATTGGCTGTTTGATAACTATTTATGATAGATATAGCTTTTAATAAAGTATTATAACCTTCTTTCCATCTATCAGTTGAAGCAGTAGAAAGTAAAGGAATATTTTTCATCTTCAATACACCTAATAAGTTTGATTGAACTGATACAGGAACATAAATCTTACTGCAACTCTGAATATGTTTATGAATATCTTTGAATGAAGTGATAGGATTATCAATCAAATCTAAAGAACCACTTATATTATAAGGAGCACCTTCAAGTGAAGTAATATTATTTTTATAACAATTTACAGCACCATGAACCGAGTTTGGAAAGTTTTTGAATGAAACTATTTGTCTATCTTCAATATCAAAATCACCTAATACTACGTCAAGTTTATATTTTAGTTCATATCCATTTTCAACTTTATCAGCGAAAGCTCCAAATGCCGTATCAGATTGCGATAAGTCTAATTTAGAATTAGCATATAATATGCCCATTTTATTTAGATTGATAGTACCTTGAGTAAGCATTCTCAATTGCTCTGCTACTTTATATGGTATTTGTTCTTCTTCCTGTTCAAACAATTCTTTTATTTTCATTAAAACTCCGCATACTCGTCTAAGTCATTTTCAATTAGTTTTCGTTGGCACGCAATGGTGTTGCCATTAGGTAAGAATTCATTGAGAATATCAATTGCTCTTTCGAAATCGTCAATACTTTCACTTGATATCCAAACAGTTTTAAGGTTTTTGATTTTCAAAAATCCTAATATCGGACTTGGCTTATTCCCAGAAATATAAATCTTATCAGCTTCTAAGATATGGTTATGAACATTAGCGAATGATAAATTTTGAGCTTCCCATAAATTCAATACTCCTTTGGAATACTTTGGAATACTTTCTAAAGAAGTAAGCTTAGGGAAATTTACTCCCTCTAATTTTAGAGCATCAATCTTTGAGCTTTTAGGAGTTTCAATATACTCTGGAAAGTTTTTGAATGAAGAAAGTGCAGACGTATAAACGTGAATACATTTAGCTCGGGTAATCTTGAATGGAAGAGTTCCTTCTGGCGTTAGCATTCTTTCCGTAATTTGAAATTTTGGCATATTGCATGAAACTGTTCCATCTTTAGCGACTACAAATTTGTCATAGTAATCATGCGGAAAAGTTTGCCAACTTCGCCATTCATCAATAATAGCAAGTACTTCATCCTTAGACATTTGTTGATTACTAGATGTTTGTTCAAATAGTTCTTGTATTTTCATTAAAACTCCGCGTACTCGTCTAAATCTTTTTCAATCAATTCGCGTTGACATGCAATGGCATCTCGTTTAGAACTTGCTAAATGTTTATTTAGTATCTGTTGCCACTTATCACCATGGTCTGTAACTGAACTCAATCCATTTATCTTTAGAAATCCAAGAATAGGACCTTTATACGGATATGGAAATTTAACACCTTCAACATAATCGATATGTTTATGAACATTTGCAAAAGATAGTTTCGGAAAATGAGAAAAATCTGCGGAACCATTAATATGTCGAGGCACACCTTCTAATGAATGAATATTAGGCCCTTTCATTGTGCTATTAACTCCGAATATGTTCAGCATTGTGCCATTACTATTATTAAGAACTTTATCTGGAAAGTTTTTAAACGTTGTCATTGCATTAACACCATAAACATCAAGTGAAATACATGATATAAACTTGAATGGAAGCTCTCCGTTCTCAAACATCCATTCATAAAGTTTTAGATTTTCGCTCAAATGCTCTACACCATAACCTCCACCTTTATATGGAACTATTTTATATTTTCCGAATGGTGGATACCATGAAGAATATGTTGCAGCTTTTTCAGAAGCAATTTTGGTTCGCCATTTATGTATCTTAGCCATGATAGCAAATTCTTCCGGATGCTTCTTTACTGCTTCATTTAACAACTCTCCAATTTTCATAGTTCTGCGTACTCGTCTAAATCCTTTTCAATTAGTTCTCGTTGGCACTCAATGATGTTTCTTTTACCTTTTAAATGTTCAGTAACAATAGCACAAGCTTTTTCTTTATTAGTTGTAGCATTTTGTAATGTTGGACCATTAATTTTTTGCAAGTTTGGTATTTTCAGAAAACTTAGTAATGGGCCAACATAATCACGGTCAATAGCAACAACAGAACAACTTTTGATATACTTATCAACATTAGAAAAATTCACTTTTTCTAGCATGCTCATATCAATACCACCCTGAACTTCTGGAGTAATTCCTTCTAACGAAGTGATATGATCATATCGTTCATCATTTGAATAAACCCCTCCAAAGTTAAGTGACCAATCAAATCTTCCAAATCCTACTTTATTTCTATAATCTCTAAGTATTTCATTAGGAAAGTTTTTGAATGACTTAATTTTTGGAGTTCCAACTGATAACTTATAACAACTATGGATTTTGATTGGTAATTCTCCATTTTCATCTAACATGTAGTTTCGAATTACTAATGCTCGTCCTTTATGAATAAGATGATTATCTGGGGTTAGCTCGAAGTGACCAAAAGCAGATTCTGAAAATTGCGGATTAGCTTTTATTTCTTCTCGCCATTGTTTAATAATGGCTCTAACTCGTTTTGTTTCTTCTGAAACTTTAGGTGCTTCTTGAAGTAGTTCTCGTATTTTCATAGTTCTGCGTACTCGTCTAAATCCTTTTCAATTAGTTTTCGTTGACATGCAACGAGATCACGATTTTTTGATGATAAATATGTTTGAATAATGTTCCAAGCACTAGCTAATTCCGGGTACATTTTTCCGTTTATACTAAGTCTTACTGTAGTTGACGGGTTAAGTTTCAATAAACTTAATAAGCCCCCACCTTTGAAATTATGAAAGTCATTTAATTGTAATTGGAAACAATCTAATACTTTATGTATTCCAGTAAATTTGATATCTGGAGTTATTGTCAATTTAAAGAACTCACATTCAACCGGAAAAGTTGGGATATAGTTACTATAGATATTACAAAATACTTGAAATAACTGATTATTGATAACGTCAATATAATTTTCACCAATAGCATCACAAACAGCTTCCATTACTTTATCATGAAACTTGAATTGATTTGCTTTTGATTTTAGCAAATTACTATCAGGACTTTTTATTTTGATATTGAATGAGTGTTCGCTAACATTCTCTATTGAGTATTTAAATCCTTTTAAAAGATTATATACAGCTTTTCTAATCAATGTTTTAGAAAGTTTATCATAACCGTTAACTGTAAATGGAAAATAATAAACGCATTCTAATGTGCATTCTTTGACAGTATCTTCTGATAATAGTTCTTTAATTTTCATTAAAACTCCGCGTACTCGTCTAAATCATTTTCAATTAGTTTTCGTTGGCATGCAACAGAATCTCCTTTTGGTAGATACTCATTGATAATCTCTGCTGCTTCAGCTAATTTTCCATTTTCTGAATATAAGTGTCTAATTTCTTTAAGATTGACTATCTTTAGAAATCCTAACATTGGGCCAACATATTCTTCATTTATAGAAATCACATCTGCAGCTAAGATATGTTTATGAACGTTAGCATATGATAGATTTTTTGCTCGTGATAATCTCGCGTGACCTCTACAGTATTTTGGACATCCTTCTAAAGATGTAAGATGAGGGAAGCTAGGTGCTAACATGTCAAGACACAAAAGATTGCCAGAAATTCGATGTTCAATTTGTTCAGGAAAGTTTTTGAACGAAGAAAGATTATTTGCTCTAACTGCGACATACTTAGCACGAGATAACTTGAACGGAAAGGTTCCTTCAGGAGTTAGCATTTCATTCACTATTTCTAGCTTATCAAGTTTACGTTCAGCAGAACCATCAGAAGCTACTTGGAAACCATGTATAGAATCACCATTGTTAAAACCTTCCTTTAGCCAACCCTTATCAACCCAGTATTGAATTAACTCACGGACTTCTGGATTAGTCATTTGTTGAGTACTTGATGTTTCAAATAATTCTTTTATTTTCATTAGTCTAACGAATCCTTGTTTTTGTTACGTAACATTTCTAATATCTGATTTCTATCCGCGACAACGATGTTGTTCCCAGAAATATTTGTATTATTTCCAAATGGAATAAATGGAGCAGTCTTTCTTTTGTCATTTTTAGTTCTTGCTTTAAGAGCCGTTGCATTCAACGCAGTATTGAGGTACTGTGCCGCCACTTCTGCATTCCTTGCAGCATATCGAGGTTCTACTATTTCAGTAAGTGCTGTTTGGTTTTCATAAGCATCCATAGCAGCTTCAAAAATACTCTCAATCTTATTGTTGATATCAATATCTTCTGCATCATCTTGATATGATTGGGCAACCGTTTGTTGAGGAACAGCAATCATATCATCTTCATATGAAGATGATGAACTTGTAGTCATATCATAAGTTGAACCTGGTTCAATGTTGAAGATATCTTCAAGCGGATGTTTTTTTAGATTTTCTTTTATCATTTGTTGGCGCTCTTGTTATAGATGTCTTACTTGCAGTTTTCGGTTTTCTTGGTGCTACAGGTTTCTTAGTTCCATTGGCAGCTAGCTTTTTGACTTTTGGTGCTTTCTTCTTTGCAGTTCGTGGCATCATTCGATAGATATCAACTTCAGTGATGACCTTGAATTTCATTCCATTGACCTGGCAAAACCTTTCAGCGGCAATCCACTTCGCTTCATTGACCATAAGTGCAACTCTATCATAAGCTGACTTAGCATGTTCAGCACTTGCTTCTTTCAACGGTTTTACTTCAACTATCCATCTTTCAACTTCTTGATTTGTATTTATCATCTCAAACATAAAGTCAGGATAATACCGATGGACTCGTCCATCTTTTGGAGAAATGTAAGGTATTGCAACTTCTTCACTATTCCATCTAGTAACACTTATAGAACTATCAAAGAACTTCATGACAGTTAGTTCCCATGAAGAACGAAAGAAGATTTGAGCAGCATTTCCAAAATACTTTTGAGGATTGCGCGGAATAAAACGACCTTGAGCCATAATCTTATTCTTCTCTTATTTTCCTAAACATTTCATCAGATGTTTGAGTTCCTACTGGCGGTGAAGTTTTCCCCATGTTAGACACCGAGTCACTTATCCATCGTCCAGCACTTGATGCTGAGTTAGAGATAGCTGAACTTAAACCGCCAGTTACACCAAATAAAGTATTACGAGTAGTATTGGTAATCTGACGTGAAGCTCCAAAGACAACATTTCGTGCTGCTTGTCCAAGAATTGGAATTTTGATGTTACCTACTATTCCACTTGCTACTTGATTGACTGCTCCTCCTACAACACCTGATAACACATTACCTAACCATCCTCCACCTCCACCAAATCCTCCAGGACCGGCACTATCACCGTACCAATGAGGAGAAGGAAAACCAATGTTTTGAACTGGGATTTCTGGACTAAACATATCAGACCCTGGAGCAGCATATTCTGAACGACCTGTGACTTGTGTCGGTTGTCCAATTGACAAAGCATCATAATCAAATCTTATAGTGGCATGGTTACCAACATCTCCACCTTCATTATCAGCAGAGTCATAAGAAATGTCAAGGATACGTGGATTGACAAACCAAAAAGTATTCAATTGTGTAGCATGTCCAAAGTACTGAATAAGACGAATAGAACGAAATGGATTGATAGCATCATCAGGTAAAGCACCTCGCGCAGCAGAGTCAATCTGCGTTCCGTCACGTGATTTGGAAAAAGCCATACCACTGCTTTCCATCATAGCTAATGACTTTTCTGGTGTCCATGAACGAGCCGCTGGTGAATGAGCACGAAGATAAGCAGCAAAGAACGCATGAAAAGTATCTGCGATATCGTCAATCAACGTCATTGACAAAGGTTCATGGTTGATTGTCTTCAAAACCTTTGTCTTATAGTTATACATATTGACAGCTTCATAATCAAAGTTCAATTTAGGTCTATCAATATTTTTGATAACATATTGAAATACGTCTTTTCTTCCGCCTATCAGTTCAGTAAAGTTAGGATTCATTTCGAACAATACACGAAACATAAACCTATGTTTCGGTTGATACGTAATTAAATCCTGCGCATAGTTAGCAGGTCGCCATATTCCTTTTTGGTCTGGTCTAAAATGCGGGTCTAAACCTCCAAAACTCGAAGTCCTTGCGGTAATCATGTCAGAAAATGGAGCACGAGTAAACTGGTCGACCGCTGCTCCAAATTTGTTATAAGCTGCTTGTTCGAGCTGTATCCCTGCTCCACTGACTATTTTGCTAAAATCAATTGCTGACATTTATATAAGTTCCTTGTTTTCTGGTAATACATGTACTAAATGTATTTATCTTTATTTGGAAAACTAATATTTACTAATAATATAAACAAAAAAGGGGAGAATACTTTATTGGTATTCTCCCCCCTTCTATGAGTATGAAACTTACAACAAGAAACCAGCTGTAGCATTTATACCATCAGTTCCAACTACGCCATTATTCAATTCTTGCCATGCATGGTCATATTTGATTGATAATTGGATTTGAACTTGGTCAGCTGACGAATAGTCAAGGTCTCCATAAGTTGCTTCTTTTATCCAAGCACCTTCCATTTTCCATTGTTCCGCAATAGCTTCATTACCATCAAGCATTTGAAGAACTACACCAAATTTGTAACCTGATGCAGTCGCTGCAGTATTCAAAAATTGACCTGAAGCATGGTCAGCACCAATCAAACGCTGTTGTCTTTCTAATTGAGCTTGAACAGCAGAAGATGCTAAACCTGTCAAGTCATCTTCCAAAGTTACTTGGAAATCTGACCAAGAATGCTTTCCTGCAACAAATGAGATTGAATTGTAACGATGTAATGGGACTTCATCAAATGTTAATGTTGGACGATTACATGTAACAACCTGTCTTGTTAGGTTTGTGCCGTCGTTCAACATACCTACGAATTGAACTTGAAATCTATTACGGTGTTTAGGATGAAGAATACCGTTACCAGATAATGGTATCCCTGTTTGTGATAAAGTTGCCATAAGTAAGCTCTCCTTTGAAATTGAATTATATATATAAAGAATTATATTTCTATATGAGAGTATTTATCATTAGAGCCTTCTAATTCTCGAAATATGTATGTAACCCTACATATAAATAGAGTATATGGAAATCAAATCTCAAATAGAACAATCTTTATTAGTATCTAATAAGAAAAAGTTGAACTCAAGAAAGACTGAATATCTTGAGTCTATTGACCCTGACTTATTCGAAAGTATTCTACGTGAGACACTTTTTCTTCCAAAAGAAGCTACACTTCATGAACGGATTTATTGCATATTGAATAATATTGATGATATGCCATTATGCCAGTTCTGTGGCAATAAACGGTCTTATGTATTATACAGAGGCTATAGAACAACTTGTGGAAAAGCAAGTTGTGGACTACATTTAAGATATCAAAATAAAGAGGGATAAAAACACATGAATAACTTTTCAGCAGAATATTTAGAAAAACTAAGTCAAGATTATGAATTCGTCGCAAAATCATTAGGGTTTTTTAAAGAAAACTATAACTTTTACGCCAGAGTAAACGGTCTCGACAATATCAATAATGCAATAGGAAAAATGGAAGCAGAGAAACTCGAACTTGCTGTTAAGATAGACTTTTTGACTAACTTGTTAAACTCTTAGAACTCTGCGTATTCATCCAAGTCATTTTCAATTAGTTCGCGTTGGCACGCAATGGCGTTTCGAGATTTAGCATACTTGCTTAGTATTTTGCATACTAAATCAAATTCTTTAGCTTTAGAACCATCTGGGTCTGACTTCCATTGGTCAAAACTGGTTCTTTGTTCTATTGAAACCCAATGTCCTTTGATTTTGAATATTGATAAGACAGGTTTTTTATAGGCAGCATCAAATCCAAGATAGATAGTATGAATTACTTCAACGTGATATTGAACCTCTTTGAGAGGAACATCACCAATGTCATATAGAACTAAGTCAAGACATTTTGTTTTTGCATCTCCAAATGTTTTGAGATTAGGACATTGAATGCTGAGCTTCCAATGTACTTGAGTATAAAGATAATCTAAGGTGGTTAAGTTCTTTGAGTCAATAACCATTTCATGTCTTATTGTATCAGGACAACCTTGAAGAGTAGTAAGACCATTTTCAACACCGGAAATAGTTTCAAAGTAACTCATAATTGAAAACTTGACAGGTAGTACGTATTGCTTACCATTATCTAACTTTAGACACGAAATAAAATATCCATGAGGCGCAGAAGTTGAATAAGTACCATTCTTATTCCTCTTTACACTTCCTCTAAAGTAATCACTTACATTGACATTAACATATGCTGGATTAGACGGGTCTTGCCATGGAGCAAGGTTTTTGGCAGATGCTTCTGCTAGATATGTTTTAAAACTCTGCATATTCGTCTAAATCCTTTTCGATAAGTTCACGTTGAAAACCAATGACATCCTGTGTAGGACGATGCTTTATCAGCATTTCGTCAATCTTATGATGTAAATCTCCAGACGATCTTGAATAGAGATACATATCAACGCTCATAGGTATTTTGCATAATGACAAGATATGACCTTTCAGCTTTTGAATATCGTTAATGAATAGTTCTTGAACTTCTGGTCCTATGAGCTTGTCTAACCCGGTAAGACCAATGGAATTTTCTTGACAATTGATAGTTACTCTTTCAGTAATAACTTTGAATGATGGAACACCATCGAAAACTAATTCTGATTGACCATGAGCAATAGGATCTTCATCTTTATTATTAAAATCATTAACTGTTTCTTCAACTGTTTGAATAATGTCATCATGTATATCCGGTAGTTCATGAATATAAGATGCCACAATCTTTGGTATTTTAGTCAAAATAGCTTCTTTATCAATATGAACTTCAGCTTGAGGATAGACAAACTTGATGTTTTTGACTATCCTTTGTCTAAGATTTTCTGATGGAAGATTTTCAAGAGAAAGGTCTACAACATATGTTCCACTACTAACTCTGCCTTGTGTCGTCATCGGTAATTCATTCTCAAATAGTTCTTTTATTTTCATTAAAACTCCGCATATTCGTCTAGGTCTTTTTCGATAAGTTCTCGCTGACATTGTATAATACTAGAACTATTATACTTATTTAGTATTTTTAACACTTCTACTACTTCAGTTAGAGACGTTCCATTAATTGTCATAATTGAACCCCATGTCAATTTAGCATTACATTTCAACAATGATAACAGCGGTTTTTGTTTGATTAGGTGTAGAGCGGTGTTATAGAAACGAATTTGTGGAACTGCAAAATGTTTGTGTAAATCTCTAAGCGGTGCTTTCCCAATACTTCCAATTTTTAGTTCTTGTGCAATCGAAACTTTTCCACAATCAAAACTTTTCAAGTTAGGAGTATAGAGATATAACGAATCTTTGATAACTGGAGTACAATGTTCTAATGTTTCTAATGACGGAACACTTATATTCAATTGGTCGCATGCATCAGGAATTCCCCAAAGTGATTTGAAATTTGAACCATCTGCAACATTTATTTCAAACTTCTTAGCAGTTCTGTACTTTACCATGAGTGCAGTTTCACCATGACCGTATCCGCCAATGTCGCCATATACCCCATTAGGCGAATAGTCCGACTTAGTGACAGATACAGTTCCGTCTTTATTCACTTTCCATCCAGACATATTAGCATAATTTTTCATATAGTACTGAACTTTCTCAGGGTCAGTAATATGCCAAGGGGCAAAATTGGTTGCTAACTTTTCAGCAAGATAAGATTTAAAATTCTGCATATTCGTCTAAGTCACGTTCAATTAGTTCTCGTTGAAAGCCAATAGTATCTTTACTCCCATTATAGTATTTATGTAAAATGTCATTAACAATTTTAAGGTCGCTAAGTAATTCATCTGGACCATTTATCATGATGCTATCAAAACCTTTTACTTTTAGAAGCGATAGTATTCCAATTGATTTAGCCGGTGCTTCAAAACGAATGTCCAATTGAAATGCACTTGAACCTTCTATTAGTTTTTCGATACCTTTAACAGACTCTTGGTTAGTATAGATAGTAGTCAAATGATTTTGAATGACCATCTTGAAAGCAGGTGGCCAATGACATTCAATATGACTGTAAGCGTCAACAGGTTCAAAGTGGTCAGTAACTATGTCATGTATATCACCTAAGAAATCAACAGTTTCAAAAAGATGTTGCGGAACATCGTGTATTTTGACAATTATTGAATCAAAAATAGAAGTGAACTCTATTGTATTAGAAAGGTTGTATTCTTCCTTGATAAATTTTGTAATTAGGAATACTAGAGTTTTACGTTTGCCGACAGAAATAGGACCAGCAAAGTCAATTTGTACATTGACAATTGGTAAGTGTCCAGCACTTTCTAATAAGTATTCTTTAAAACTCTGCATATTCGTCCAAGTCGTTTTCTATTAGTTTACGTTGGCATCCAATAATATCAGGGTTGTTTGACGCTAAGTATGTATTGACTATTCTAGTTGCTTCAACTAATTCTTCGTTTACTTTAGTTTTATCAGAAAAGTAAAGTTGAATACCAAACATATTTCGTGTAGGCTTTTTAATTTTGAATATACTAAGTAATCCTTTTCCAACTAAAGTTTTTGCTGCGGCATTAGACAATGTTATGTTATTTACTATTTTGAAATGTTGTCCGATAGTTCTAAACAATTCATAGTCAAATTCGTAGTCAAGCACTAATCTATGACATGTAATTTGACATCCTTGACCCCATTCTTTCAACTTTAGACAATCGGTCAATATCAATGCCTCTTTAACTTCACATGCAAATCCTTTGAATGAAGTAATTTGTGAAAGTTGTATGTTTAAACTCATTCCGACTTTATTAGGTCCATATTCTAATGTAGTCAATTTCCTAGTATTGAAATCTTTTATACTAACTCTACCTGGGCAATTGATATTGTTATACTTTACAAGTAGTCCAACTTCACCATTATCAACAGGTCCGATTTCACGAATAGCGAAGAATTGCTCTCCTCGAACAGAAATACTTCCATTCTTTAGGAATACGAATGTAGTTGGCAAATATTTATTTCCATAATGTTCAAGATAAAACTCATGAAGTACTTCCTTAGTTGCTTCTGGAGTTGTTGGGTGCCAAGGTGCCAAGTTCGTTTGCTTAGCTTCAGCAATAAAGTTCTTAAAATTCTGCATATTCGTCCAGGTCGTTTTCAATTAGTTCGCGTTGGGCAGCAATAGTGTCATGGGATTTTGCATATTTATTTAGTATTTCAATCCAGTGTTCATTTTTTCCTAATACTGAATGTAATGATTTTATCTTCAACATACTCAACACGTTAGTGACTTCTCCTACTATATGTTCAAACCTGAACACTTGAGTATCAGGGAAATGTTTGTCAAAGTTGCTAAGTGAGATACTTTTATTACGTTTCAAATCAAATACTATGACTGGATAATGTATGATAGTATTAGGATTGACCGGACCAAAGAACCATACACTTGGATTGACTTCATCTAGTGTCAATCCACCGCTTAGCTCACGATTAGAAAAATTCGCTGCTTCAGTCGCTATTTCTTCTAACTCATCTTGTACATAATGTCGATTGCTTAGTTTAATTTCAACTTGTAGATTGTCATCTCTATTGAAACCCCAATCAATATCTTTCATACCTAAATGACTTTTAAGATCGTTGACAAACTTTTCAACTTCATTATCAAAAGCATCGCGATTTCTATGATTTCCCATAGCTTCGCCAAAAGTTTCTTTGTTCTCTAGTTCTAAGACAAGCCATGGGAAAACAAATGGAGATTCATTTTCTTTTAGTAAGTATTGTTTAAAGCTCTGCATACTCGTCTAAATCCTTTATAATAAGTTCGCGTTGGCATTCAATAATATCGTTATTATTTTCAAAATGTCTATGAACAATCTTAAACCATTCTGGTTCATTACTCATTGCCCATTCAAGATTTTGAAGATTTGTCATTTTCAACAATCCTAATACTTGCCCAGTGACTTTAACCGCGGCACTTACGTATAAAGCCAAATCTTTAGGATTTATAGCTTTATGAATATCATGTAAAGATACTTCAGCACCACCATTTACTGTAAAGTTAAGAGCCACCTTAGGATGCTCAATTTTAAATGGGGGTATGATATTAAAGATACTTACAAACTGTTCTTTTAACTTCAAGGGTTTAGTAATAATATCTTTGTAATAGTTATTTAGCAGACCAAGCAGTTTTTTGTCAAAAGCACTAATACCTTCTGTACTACCTTCAGTTGCATTTGTGATTGGTACTTTAAAAGCAAATTCTTTATCTCGGTATTCTATAGAAACTATTCTATTCTCAAATTGATTATGTAACAGATTGCCGATTGCATTTTCTATTGTTTCTGAAGTCGAGGGTAATGAAGAATTTGGTAGGTTACCGGGAACCTTACAATAAACATAATAGGTAATTCTTTGTGCGCCATTTGACATGTTATAACTCCGCATACTCGTCTAAATCTTTTTCAATTAGTTCACGTTGACACGCGATGAAGTTTTTATCGGCGTCGAAATGTTTCATTACAATTTCATACCAAGGAGGTATCTTTTGAGAACGTGGCCAAATTGTAATATGCTTCAATTCTTTTAACTTTAATAATCCTAATACATTAGAATTTATTTTATTAATCGCATTATAGAAAATAATTTTTTTGCAATGAGGCATTTTCTTATGAATATCTTTTAGAGATATTGAAGGAGAATGATCTAAGTAAAATTCGATATATGGCCAATCAGTATAAACATTTGGACCAAGTTGTTCTCTAAAAGATATGTATGTATTGTCTTCATCACGGTGAAATATATCGGTTCCTAAAAGCTCATCAACTATTTCAGTGCATTTTTTACGTATTTCTCTAACATGATTAGCATGTAAGTTAGTCTCATCTAGTTCATATGTAATAAGCATTTCATCAGCTCCGAAAAAAGCTTCAACTTCATTATGTCCAAAGTAATCTTGAAGATGAGATGTTATCCATTTTTCGAAAGTAATATGTGGATTATCGTCACCATCACCGTCAGTAATCCATTGCTCAACCTCAGACGTAAAGATACCAGTGCTAATATCAATGTACGCGTTAGTGGGAAGTTCATGATTAATAATTTCTTCTTTCAATAAGAATTCTTTAAAACTCTGCATATTCGTCTAAATCCTTTTCGATAAGTTCACGTTGACAAGCTACAATATCTTTTGACTCTGACCTTAAGTATTTGCTAATAATTACTTGAACATCTCGGTGTTCGCTTGAACATTGGCCAAAAAACAAAGCTTGAAGTTTTGGAATCTTTAATGCCCATAAGACACCACCTTTCCATTGATTAGAAATTGTTAAAGTGCCATCTATGTATTCAAAATGTTTGTGAGCATTAGACCAATCAAGATTATGACACAAGCCTAATCCAAGGTTTCCATCAATTCGTTTTGAAATGCCATCTAACTTTGTTAGAAGTGGATGCGCACAGGTAGTCACGATAGCAGTTCTTCCATACATCTTATCGCCGGTGAATGATACATCTGGTGGAAATCCTTCAAATGATGATAATCTATTGGCACCCAATTCAATCTGACCACACTTTATCATTTTGAAAGTTAGCTTACCGGCATCAGGTCCATCTTTAGGAATAAGAGTATTCTTTAAGTTCCAACGTCCATCAATTGATACCATACTATTAACAACGCTAAATTTCCCAAAGCTGACTGGCATCGGATGTGATGCATACTTACCTTTACGAATCGCATTTATTTCGAGTCGTACAGCTTTATCTTCGGCAGTTTCTTCAGTTAGTAGTTCAGAGATTTTCATAGTTCTGCGTATTCGTCCAGGTCGTTTTCAATAAGTTCTCGTTGGCATTCAATAAAATTTCCAAGTGGTAAATATTTGTTGATAATATTACAAGCATTTCTTAAATTCACTTTAATTTTTACTTCATCTTGAGATTTACCAGAATGGTGGTCAATAAATCCTACATGCTTCAAGTCTCTAATTTTTAGTAATGATAATAAGGGCCCTTCATATAAAGCACTAGTTATTAACCATCCATCAAGTCTTTTGACATACTTATTGAAATTTGTAAAATCAAAGTTTCTAATTCTTGATGTATCAAGTCTATTACTAATATCTGATGGAAATCCATCAAGAGATTGTATTTGGTTACCTGTAGAAAATTCAATACCACCTTCGCCAACTATTTCAGGAAAGTTCTTGAACGTCTTAGGAACATTCCATATTACTAATCGAAGAGCTTCTGCAATTGGAAATAGTAATTCATCATTGTCATCAAACATGCAATGCTCAATAATTAAAGGTTTCTTCAAATAGATTTTTCCATTCTTAACTGCATGTCGTGGAAATTTATTCGGAAACCTACATCTGCCAAGTTCTCCACTCTTATACTTTCCAATCATTTCACGGATTTGTTTATCATCCGGATTAGAAGCTTCAGATAAGTATTGCTTAAAGCTCTGCATAATCGTCCAAGTCAAGTTCAATTAGTTTTCGTTGGCAAGCTATAAAGTCTTTTCCTGTATCGAAATATTCCTTTACAATGTTAAACCATTGAACTTTAGCTGAAGCATATAATGTTATAGCATTCTTTATCTTTAGTAATCCTAATACATTTTGTGTTATATTAGAAGAGTCACCCATAGAAATCTGTTTAGCAGATAATATGACTTTATGTATATCTTGTAAGGATTTGACACTTTCTTCAATGATAACGTGATTGACTTCAACTGTAGTCGTTTTATCAAAGTTATCTTCTAAGATAACTACTGGCATTTCAGAAGATACTGGTTCAAAGTCATTCTTATAAATTTCATACTTATCTGCTAACTTGATAAACTTTGTTGCTATAGTATCAAGTTGCGGTTTAGTATAATGAGTATGGGGTTCAAGAACTAAATGAAACGTTACTCTATCAACTCCAAAATGATAGACTTCTTTTACTTTAGGAAGATTTGCTTTTTCACAGAGTTCAGATAATTCACGAATAATTATATTGTTTCGCTGAAAAAGCTGTTCTCTATTATACTTTGGAGAAATGTAATCATCTCCACGTACTTTTATTTGAAGAAGCAATGGGCGAATTGGTTCTACCCAATGATCATTGCCTTCTGCTAAGTATTCTTTAAAACTCCGCATATTCGTCTAAGTCTTTTTCAATGAGTTCTCGTTGGCAAGCAATAGCATTTCTATTGCCTTGCAAATAAGGATTGACAATTGAATACCATCGTGGGCTATTACTTCCAAAAGGACCTGCGCCAATAATATTGACTGGCATTTTTAGTTTGAGCAAACTAAGTATTCCCCCTTTTATCATATTTGCTTTATAAAGTCTGAACTCATCACACTTTAGAATAACTTTATCTAAGTTAGAAATCGATTGACCTTCTTCACACCAATATGAAATGTTACCATCATTTATACTTAGCTTAAAATTTGGAAATCCAAAACAAGATAACTCAGCTGTAGAAAATTTTACTTGTAATTCAGGTGAAATCTTAGTCGTAAAAAACTCATTCACAGTTGAACTAATAGTATCACGTAACTTTTGAATAGTTTCTGCTTGACACTGGATTTGTTTTGTTATCTTAAACTTCAAATCAATTCCATAAGTAGTACTGAGATAACTTGAAATATCATAACCTTTCTTTTTTGCTACTTTTATTATCAAATTTTTAAGCTCAGATTCTAAAGAATATGGAGAATATTCAATTTTGACTTTAGTTTCAACAAACATCCCAAGTTGAATATTTGAATCAGTTTCTACTTCTTGTAAGTATTCTTTAAAACTCTGCATATTCGTCCAAGTCGCTTTCAATAAGTTTACGTTGACAAGCAATAGCATCATGTCGATTTGCTTCACAATATTTAGTTACAATTTTGCATGCTTCCTTTAGTTCGTCAGAAGCAGTTGATAATGGCGAAACCTTCATTAGGTTTTGTATCTTAACAAAGCTTAGTAACCCTTTAGTTTCTTCAGGTATTGAAATTGAATAGACTTTTTTGACCACTTTTTCAATACCTTTGAAATTGATAATACCTGTATTATGCAGATAGATATCTTCAGCTTCTTCAGGTAAGTATTCAACTGAAGTAATGTTCTTACCCTTTACATTGAACTGTCCACCCACAAATTTTGGTACCCCTTTCAAGTCAATCATATCATTTGCTAATACATGAACATCTTTAGTACATTCTCTAAAGTTGATTGGCAATACACACTGCTTCCCTTTGTACCAGACCAAATCACTTCCAGAAATTGATAAACTCCAATGACATGTGATACTCATATCTTTATGAATTTCATAATTCCCCTGACCAATGCCATGAGCTTTCATCCAAGCATTGATTTGAGACTTCTTAGTATAGAAAGTCGATTCGCGTTCTTCTTTTAGTAAGTATTGTTTGAAAGTATTAGACACCTGGCCCTTCCTCCATTACAGGAATCAAAAAGCTTTCACCTGCTTTAGGAACTCGTAAGCCATTGACTTCATTGAACTTGTCCATTAGCTGCTTCAAGATTTCGCCATGAATGTACTTATTCTTATAACGAATAGCTGCTTCAATGGTCATACCAGGCATGAACAGGAAGGGTTCGTAACCAGAAATTGTTATTTGGCATTCCATTTATTGAAGCTCTCAATGTTGATTGAATCGACCACGATTGAAGATTTGTCAAGTTTCATATAAACTTTAATTGCGGAAGGAACCCTAAACTTTTCCATTGCAACTTCTAAAGCTTCTTCATCATTAGGGTATTCGTTTCTAATATTTTTGCGATATTCACTTAATGCTTTCCAATAGTTATGATACTCATTACTCTGTGAGTCTAACTGGTATTCAATGTGACTACGATTATGTTCAGCAACTTGTTTAGCACGAAGGTAATCAAAGTCTAAACGGTTGTACTTCAATATGTACGGAAGACCATTAATTTTGATTTTGTCCAAGAACCCTTCATTCTTTATTAAGTCAAGAAATTCTTCTGGAGTATCTGCTGCTGGAGCTTTATGTTCTTTGTAAGTATCTAAACGAGCGTTCAACTTAGCTTTCATCATGCTTATCCAATTTCTCATACCTTTTTCAGTAGATAAATCTTCTTTAGGCGGAGTTATTAAATGAGCATACTTAGCATCAATCTCACGAGCTTTTTTGCGTCGAGCATTTAGGGCAGTTCGTTCTTCATCGCTTCTGATAACTTTTACTTTGATTGAACCTGTTTTACCATAAATTTCTTTTTGACCTTTCATTAATGCAATAAGTGCTTTATATAGTTTTCCTTCTGAACCTTCAGATGTTTTGAGGTCTTCAAGTTCCGCTTTCTTGAAGGCAGCCATAATTTCAGAAGATTGATTCATCAAATCATGGTCATCTTTGAAAAAGTTTTGCCAAGAACATGCCCAAATGTAAAGTTCTTTGTTGTCATGTCCAGGATGAGGTGGAAGTTTCAAAAGCGATAGCACTTGTCTATCATCAAATAGTATTACTACGCCCTTGACAGTTTCATCATCTTTAATTAGACGATGCAGTTCAGCTGCACTTTTAGCGTTTGGAACTTCATCTATCTTTGCATATTGTCCTAAGAACGACGGGAACTTATGTTTAGTAGTACGAGAATAATTAACGCTTCCGCCATAATATCGTCCTCTTTCATATTCAAGTGAAGTTTTTAGAACCTTTAGTAAATCAGGTTCAATGAAAGAAAGATTCTTCAAATCTTCAAATAGAAGTTCAAAGAAATTATCTTCTTCTATAATAACTTTATTAGTAGAAGAAAAGAGTTCAAATATTTTCATGAGAGTACAAACCGATATAAGTTAGATTATAGTGATAAGTTATTTATTGATAAATAGTTTATACGTATCATCCAATAACTTTATCGTGGACATATTACTCATATGACAACAATCAATGACAATAACGAATTTTCAACTGCTGAACTTTGGGCTGAAGGGCGAGCAGTCACTCTTACCTTAACTCGCCCTACTCCAACGACAGTTCAATTGTCTTGGACAATTCCAACATCAACCATTGCTTATAAAGGTCAAGTCGTTCTTCTTTCGACCTCTCCATTAGAAGTTGCTCAACAACCTGTCGATGGTGTTCGTTACACGAGTTCAACTGACTTATTAGTTGCAGCTGATACAATAGGTGGCGCTCAAGTAGTATCTGCAAATTATTGGATATTTCAAGACCCTCTTACTACTCAATCGGTTACTATTACTAATGCTGACCCTAACGAAGTCTATTACGCATCTATTCATATATGTACTAATGTCATTCAGTACTATCCATTTGGTTCAAAATCATATGCACTAGATGGGTCACGAGCTGAACATAATGTTGATGGATATACTGGTTCAATTCCTCAATCAACAACACCTCCACTCAATCCAACAGTTGGACAGGTCTTCTATAACCCTGTGTCAAATTCTGTATCAATGTGGAACGGTGCTGCATGGATACCTGCAAGTGCAGGTACAGTCAAAACAGGTCATGCTTTTCCAACCTCTCCAATTGCTGGTGAGTTCTTCTATAACTTAAACACACATATCTTATATGTATGGAATGCGGTTCAATGGATACAAGCTAACGTTGACCAAGTGGGAACCCCTTCATATGATAAGGTTCCAATCGGCACGACAGGTTCGTTAGACGAACGAGTTCGATTGGTCAATGTATTGAAAGCACAACTTGGTTGGCCTTCAGTATGTGTCGAATTGAAGGAAGAAAATTTTGAGACTGCTATCGACATTTCACTATCTGAGTTTAGAAGACGTGCTGATAATGCATATGAAAGAAGACATATTTTCTTTACTGTTACAGCTGGACAAAATGCTTATTACATGAATGACCCGACAGTTGGAACTGATAGAATAGTTGACATCTATAAAGCTCATCGTGTTAGCACTATCGGTTTGAATGTATTGGGTGGAGATAATGGTATCTATTCGCAAATCTTTTACAATCAGTTTTTCTATGGAAGTCAGATTGATATTCTTTCAATTCACTTAGCTCAACAACTTGCAGAAGAGTATGGTAAAATCTTTGCAGCAGATTGGCCATTTGAATGGAATGAAGCTAAGCGAGAATTTAATATACTTCGCAAAATCTATAAAGATGAGAAAGTAGTATTAGAATGCTTTATGGAACGTTCTGAGCAAGAGTTATTGACAGATAGATGGGCTAAGAATTGGATACGCGACTGGGCATTAGCGAAATGCTGGGAGATGTTAGGGATGAACCGTTCTAAGTTTGGTACGTTACCTGGAGCAGGTGGTGGATTGACATTAAATGGTGACATGTTACTCCAGAAGTCAGAAACCATGTATACAGAACTTATGAGACAGATGAACGATTTTGAAGTTGGCAACAACGTAGGTGGCGGAAATGTTGCTTTCTTATTAGGCTAAAAAGTAGCATACTCGTCAAAATCGTTTTCAATAAGTTCACGTTGACACGTAATTACATCTTTTGATTTCATATGACTATTGACAATATCTGACAGAGTTCGTAAAGCATTTACTCGTTCATTAGGAGTGCCAACTTCAGATACACCAAATTCATCATTGAAACTAATTCCTATTAGTTTTGGTATTTTTAGTACTCCAAGAATTGCATATCCAAGAGTACTTGGTAAAGGTAATCGTTCAGCAATAAAGCCATCTTTACCAAAGTACTTATCAATGCCAGATAAAGAATGTAATGATTGACATCTTGATAAATCTAATCTTCCATTGATTTTCTTTGGAATGCCTTCAAAAGAAGTTAGATTTCCTTCAACAATCACATCGCCATCCACGGAAGAAAGTAATCGATAAAACTCGTTCTTCTGACTATCTGGAATACAGGAATCAATATTACCACGAACTTTTTCAAATGTTATAAGTTGTTTTTGTTGAACTCTTGATGGAACATTATATTGCCAATTATTAAAAGCGGTACCCACATAATTATCATACATTGTTTTGACAGAAATCCTCATCCCTGAGGAAAATGTCATCTTACTGACATTCGGTTCACTGTCTCCAAAGTATGATTGAGAATAGTCAGGCTCAAATTGACCTAAAAACAATTCTCTAAACTTATCCATCGATAACGAACTCATTTTAGTCGATAATTGAAAGCTCTAATTTTGGGAATTCTAATTCAGGTAATGGAGGATTGATAACATTAGACGGTACATCAGATTCAGGTGTTTCAATTTTTGGAATAGTTGCATCGTCGATAACACCATCAGTTTTTAGAATCATAGCACTTCCGGCAACACGACGACGGTCAGGATTGTTTGTCATGGTTGATTCATTTACTACAGTTGCGGCTGCAGCCGTTTTAGGGGTAACAACTACAGGTTGTGCAAAACAAACGTTAGCACTGATAAGTAAAAGGGTTAGTAAGTATTTCATAATTAAGTTCTCCTTTGTGAGAAATGTGGTTATAAGTTTATTCAGGTAATACGATTAGCAGTGTTCCTTCAGGCAAAGTATTCAATTTTTGATAGAAGAAATCAGAATCAACATTGATACATCCACCGGTAATACGGTTATCATCTATTTGCGGACTTTTCAATCTTTCAATTCTTTTTTGGTCAGGATTCCCCTTCCAAAGTGGATGAATAGCTGCAACTGCATTCTGACCTTTGATAAAAACTAGCATATCTTCACCTAATCGCCATGAAAAAGTTTTAGATGTTTTGAACGAACCTGATGGAGTGACATAGTTCGTTTTAGACGGATAATCATATACATTCATATCTAGCTTATCAGATTTCACTTTACCAAATAAAGCTGGTTGAGTAATTTTTTGACCAGTTTCAGGATAAAATACTGATATCGTTGCTTGTTTTTTATCCGCGATAATAACAGGATCTTTGTCAGTAGAGGCTGTTACTAACTGCGAAAAGCTAATCGTTATCAAAAAGGCAAATACTGATTTCATAGTTCTAATGTATCTTTTTCTTCTGGAGTTTGGATATCTTCTTCAAGAGTATCACAGGTTAAACGATTAGTAGTTTTTTCATAATCTGCATCACGAACTCTCATTTCATTGATATAACCCGATGGGGGTATTGCAATTGCAACATCGTCAAAAGCCCAAATAGTTTGAGTCATTTTACCGATTTTGATAAATGCATTTTTGTCAATTAAGAACTCATATGGAAGAGAAGTTTCAAATGTAAAATCTTGTAATCTCCAATCTATAGTAACACATTTTGGAGTAGAAGATTTATTATTTCCATTGATAACCCATACATCGAGTTTAACACCACGATGTTCAATTGGTGCTGAACGAACAGCTTCAATAACTACATCATCTTCTTCTTTTACCTTTACATAGTCTGCAGTTTTTTCAGATACAAACGGGTCTTCTTTTTTCTTCTGAGCGTTTTTGACTTTATTGATTTGATCATATTCTAATTTTTCAGCATCGTATTCTTGTATAGTCATACAACCTGTACTTAAGAATATGCTAATACCTATTACTAACAACAACGATGAATGTTTAAACATTTGATTCATAACCTCTGTAGGTATAAACAAAAACTGCCGGTTATCAGACCGAAATCCAACACCAGCAGTTTGTATTGTGTCTAAGATTTAAAACTTACCGGTAAGTCTTATTCTTAGTAAGTGCGTGAAGCTTGAGCTTGTTCAAGTTGATTCAAGATTTCTTGAGTACGTTTTGCAACTTCATCTTGGTCATCACGAACAACTGCATCAGTAGCAGGAGCAGGCACTTCTTTTACAACTTCAGCAACAGGTGCTGGAGCAGGAGCAGGAGCCGCTACAGTATAGATACCACCGTCTTCAGCACAAGGACGGCCAACACGTTTAAATGCTTCACGAACTAAATCGCTGTCACACATAATTTCTTTAGCAGCTTGAACATCGCCGAAAGTTTTAATCTCACGAGCATCTAAACGACGTACGCAAGCTGAATCTCTCCAGGTTGTACCAAAGCTGAAAGAACCACCAGAAAAACCACCACCAACTGAAGTTGAACCCATACAGGTTTCAGTCAAAGTAGTTGTCAAAGCAGGAGCAGCAGCAAAGCCAACAGCTTTTGACATATCAGAAGCAGCAACATTGTTTACGCTGTTATCATTACCTAAACCTGCACCACGACCTTCACCACCAACTGCAACACCGGCACTTTGAGTTTGATTCGATCTTGCTTCAGAACCTGAGTTCACATCCGCAAAGCTAGTTGCAGAAATACACAACAAAGCGATAATTGCGATTATTTTTTTCATGTCATTTCCTTTAAAAAAGATTATTTGAATAAACAGTGGGTGAGTATAAAAAACATACTCACCCACTATTCAATTTACACCGCTAAGCAGTTAGTATAATCAAAAGTTCGTATTAACGAACGATTGAGAATACTTCACCTTCTTCTACAGCGAAACCTAATGAACCAGCTTGACCTAAGCTAAACGCTTCGTTAGAAGTACCACCTAAAGTAGCAGCAGAAGTACTTACAGTGTCACCACGTCCGTCACGAGTACCCCAAGCAATGTTGCCAGCAGAGGTTTCTTGACCAGCTATACCAAAACCATTTTCGTTTGTACCAGCACCGCTTACAGAACCTACAGCAGCTTCGCTTTCAGCACTCAAAGAAGGGTGATGATAACGATTAGCAGCATTAGCTTCAGCAGAACCACCTTGAACAGCAACAGCACTAGTTCCAGCATCTACATAAGCATGTCCAATTGCATCTGATTGGCTAGCAGCCAATACACCGGTTGAACCTGAAGTAGCAGCCAAAGTTCCAACAGAACCGTGACCAGCTTCAGCAACTGCAGTTGCAGTGTTTTGAGCGCCTGCACCTACGATTTGGTTTGAATAAGCTGCACCGTTACCTACAACAGCGATTTCACTACCGGAAGAAACAGAAACACCTGAGAATGAAGAAGTGTCAGTTGAAGTCACACCGTGACCATAGTGACCATAACCTTCTGCAAACACAGCGCCAGCAGCCAAAGTAGCGATTACAGCAGTTAACATTTTGATTGAAGTTTTCATATTGAAGTTTTCCTTTGATAATTTTAAGTAGAAAAACTATTCATATTATCCTTCTCTCAATTACTCCACATCCATGAAATTTGATTTCATTTCTCAACCGATTTCAAGAGATAAGACAACATAAATAGTGTTATATTATTCTCCTCAGAATTACTAAAATAGTTTAGTATTCTCATCGCATAGAAACTATTTTCTCCTCAGTTCAACTCATCGTGCATTGTTGGGAATAGGTATTCACATACATATCCAACTGTATCCATATCGTGCATATCAAAAATATGCCTCACTAAAATAATCATTGCGACTATTTTTCCTACATTTCCTTTTGAATCCCTTACTTAGACTTGCGATTCCTTGAAATTGTTACAAACCCAACTAATGCAGAACCAAATAACCATACTGCACCTGGCACCGGAACTGACGGAACAATTGGGCCACCATTTCCATTACCTACACCGTTATTACCACCACCATTTCCACCGGTTTGCAAATTGCCACCATTGTTATTGCCATTGTTTGTTTGGATTTGAGTATTACCTGCAAATGGTTGTTTGAAAATTTGTTCATTATGTTCATCATGACGATTGTTATCATGATGATTTTTATCATGACGATTTTTATCATGCTTTGATGCCATTACATCAGTAGTTAATACTAATGCAGATAAAGCAGCAGTTACTAACAACGAATTTCTTACCACTCGTCTCATCTCATCTTTACTCCTCGAACTTATGTGGTTATAAAAACATTTAGTAGATATATTATAAACTAATTTTTTGCAGACTGTATAAATTTTTTCAATCGCTTTAAAATCAGTTTTTACAACATTTGTTAGATTTATTATAATCTAGTTTTTTGTCGATGTAAACATTTATTTTTGTGGAACTTTGTAAGAATGTTTTACAATAAAAAACTTGATTATTTCCGTTGAAGCAATTTTGTAAATGTTTCAACAGAATATGTGTCTATTATAACAAGTTTTCGCCTGATGTAAATAGTAGATGATGTAGTAAAGCAACAATGTTGTAAAGTCCGTTTAGCATTGTTGCCTTACGAGAAAGTTTGACTTCCGTGAGCACTTTAAACTCGCGCTCTCGTCTCCTCAGTTTGATTACACCTACTCTATCCATTTTACACTAAAATCCGTAATGTGTATCGAGTCGATGCTATTTTATTTATAGAAGTTGTGATAAATAGCTCTATCATCTAAAACATTGTAGAATAACCACATAACATGGCCGAAATTACTCCTTATGTTCCACCTGCAGACTTTTGCTTCGGCGATTGGACGATGCAGAATGATTGTACTAAGCTTGATGAAAAGTTTACTGAGAACCTGATTGCCGAAAGCCTTGAGATAGCAGGTGCCCCAATCAACATTTTCAAGCTACTTGGAGTTCACGAACAAGGCCGATTGATAGACCTAACTGGTCAGGGTTACCCACTTTCAAGTGGTGCTGGGGCAGGGTCTGATGCGTCTAATGCATTTGACATTAGCTCAACTTCGTGGCATTCTGCTCAAGTTGGGTCACTAGTTGTATCGACTCCAGCGTATCTTGGCTACAACTTTGGAACAGTCAAATCAGCGATTACGGGTCAAGCATCAAGTGCTCCACCTGCTAAGCTTTCGCATCACATCACAACTCTTAAAATCCAACAAGGACCACTTGCTCAAAACCGAGCATTACAAGTCCGTGTTGATAGAGCGACAGGCGAGCTAAAAGCGTCTAACACATTCATTGGTTCTGGCAACGGACTTTTGGTCAATATCCAACCTGGCTTCAATCCGTCTGAATGTACCATCTTGGTTACTGCATTAACGCCTACTTCATTTTCAGTCTTTAGCTCAATTCGTGGTCCTCAGCCTAATGCAACTGTTGGAGTTCATTATGCTAATCAAGATGTTCGCTTTACCATTCAACCAGGCAGCATTCCGTTCAGTGTAGGTGATACCTTTACGATAAAACTTGAACTCAATTGGCTTCGCGTAGACATTGTCAATCTACCAAATAGTGCAAATGTTGAAACTATTGCAATAAGACCTAGTGTGCCTTCACCTTTTTGGCGAATAGTTCCGTTGATGTTCAATGGAGGAATCACTGACTATTGGGAAGTCATAAAGCTTGAACTGATAGACTATCAATCAACAAACATCAACAACATTCAAGACACTTTGTTCCTTGAAAATCGTGATAGAGACTATGCACAGAACTCCATCACACTCAAATGTCAATACCAACCGTTTGATAGCATTGGCGACCTTGGCAAGTTTGGCTTTTCAATCCTTGACCAATATGTCTTTACGTGTTCATTCGCTCGTATGGTCCAACTGTTAGGAAGACCCGTTGTAACAGGCGATGTCATTGAAGTGACACCTGAACTTGCATATGACCATAACTTGATGCCTGTTAAAAAGTATCTTGAAGTCACTGACACTGGATGGAGTGCTGATGGTTATTCTGCTCAATGGAAACCAATGCTTTATCGCTTCCAAGCAATTCAGCTTATTCCTTCTATTGAAGTACGAGACATTCTTCCAATGCCAGAAGAAGCTGTTCAACGCGTAAGCGATGGTTCTTTCTTCGAGTCTATCACTCAAATTGAAACGACTTCATTACGTGCAAGCGAAACGACTAAAGTCGAGTCCCAAGCAGCAGTTCCTGAAGTTGGTGAAGACATTACTGATTTAGACACTCGTATCCCTGAACCATGGAAAGATAAGATAGCTCCTCAGCAAACGAATATGTATGTTGAGAACGGACTTCCACCAAACGGAGAACCTTATGGTGAAGGTTACAAACTTCCAGACATCACGGTTGCAACTGATGGTGAATACTATCGCCTCAACTATGAAAGTTCTACAAACATCCCTGCTCGTCTCTATAAGTTTAGCGCAATCAAAAATCGTTGGTTGTATGTTGAGACTGATAGACGAGGAGAATATTCAAGTCATAAACCCTCGGTTCGTAATGCTCTTATTAGCCTTGGAAGAAGAACTTTACAGGATACTGACATATAATGATTACAGAATACTTTTATGCAAAACAACTAAGAAGCTACATTCGTCAATTTTGCGGTATCTTTACAGGACTTACTATTGTCACTGGCATTGGAGAGACCGGCGAACCTTCAACATATCGCGTTCCGATAGTAGTTGGAAGTAGAGATAGAGTTGTAGCTGCAATTATGTCAGGTAATACTCAAAACAAACCTTTCAGTATTCCTATGATGTCAGCGACATTGTCTGGATTGGACTTATCTCCTGAACGTCGCAAAGGAGTTGGCGTAGTTGATAGAAAAGTTTACCTTCCAACTGGTGGCGTATTTCCTGATGACTTACGCTTGAACAAACGTATCATGCCTATTCCGTATAATGCAAATATGGAACTTGCTGTTTATGCTAGTAACACTGAACAAATGCATCAGATGATTGAACAAATTCTAATGCTATTTGACCCAGTTCTACAACTTCAAACTAGCGATGCTCCTTTTGATTGGACTAAGATTACTAGCGTTGAATTGACAGGTATCAATAATGAAGAGAATTATCCGATTGGAACAGAAAAAAGAATTATAGTTTGGTCGTTCAACTTTTTAGTTCAAATCTACTTATCGGCGCCAATGGATATTAGAGATGAAATTATTCGTGAAATCAATATACGTATTGGGAATATGAATGGCATGGCACTAGATGAAGTTGACGCTGACGGCGAATTACAACCGTTCCAAGAAGTCTATGGACCTGTTCTTAACATTCATTATGAAGAATAGTATAACCTACTCAGCCCATCCGCTTTCATCTAAATCATTTTCAATCAATTCTCGTTGACAAGCAATCATACTTCTTTCTTCTGACTTCAAATGTTTGTTGATAATAGTATTAGCTAGTTTATATTCAGGTGGTATCTCTGTAGATAAATCTATCGGATAGATATTAAATCTAGTAATCTTTTTCGATTTGAATACACTTAATGGTTGGATATTGTCTTTACCAATTTCAATATTACCTATGCCAAGGGTTTTAAGATTTGGACATTTTTTCAAAATTGCGGTAATGTCTGAAAACTTTCCAATTCGTAACCATGTCAAAGTATTAGGAAGCCCATCTAATCCAATGATATCGCTAACATCCATAGATTGTACTGGCGGACATCCAACAAAAGACTTGATAGGTTTCTTTGAGTCGATTTGAATATCATAAAACCCTGAAGAATCTGTTCCTGAAATATGTTTAGGACATCCTTCAAAATCTTCAATTTCTACATTCAATAGAACCATAGGACCTAATACAACATGTGGTAATCCAATCATTGAACCGAGTTCCAAATGACTGACTTCTAATTTTCCTGGAGCAGTATTGAATTGAACAGGAAGTAACCACTTTCCATTATATTCAACTAAAGATTCTTTTGGTCCATTACCAAATAAATTTCCTAATATAAGGTCTTTACGAGTTGGATGAACTTCAAGTTCTTTAGAAATCTGAGCTTCAATTTTAGCATCCTTTAACCACTTTTCTATTTCTTCCTTAGTTTGATACATCCAAGGTTTAAGATTTGGTTGAAAAGCTGATTTACTAGAAGCAGCTGGTACTTCAGTCAATAGGTCTTGCAATTTCATAACGAAAAATAGTAGTAGTTAAAATATACTACTATTTATTCACTTCTTCCACCCACGTTCCCGTTCATAGTTATCTCTAAAATACTCTGGTGGAGTATATGTAAAATGTGGTAAGTCTTCGCGTGCAGTTTGCGGTAATTGAACCAATGATTTTACATAACCATCAGCTCCAACTCGAATGCCATTGTACTTTGACAATTCTTCGTATGTCATAGCTGGTTCATCAGAACCATAAATGTATTGAACATTACTATATTCCATTCGACCATAGCCATTACTTCCATAACCTCCAGAAGTAGACATACATCCGGTGAAAGCAATTGAAGAAGTAAGTGCTAAAGCAATAACTTTGTTGACTGATGAAGTGTTCATGTGATAAAGTCCTCCTGTTCTAGAATATGGTTCTATTGTATAACAGTTAGCAAAAATGTAAATAGCTAAAAGTGATTACCGGTTATCAGATTTATAAAAAAGATATTTTTTGCTAAAAAAGTTGGATAAGTCATAAATAATATATCAAACAAATTACAATTTCAAATATGAAATAGGAGAATTCTTATGTCAATGGTTAGTCCAGGTGTTTCAGTTACTATTACTGATCAATCTTTTTATATACCGGCTTCTGCTTCAACAGTTCCGCTAATTTTTATCGCAACTCGTGCAAATAAGCTTCAACCTGATGGTGTTCATATTGCAGCAGGTACTAATGAACATAGTGTAGTTCGTACGATTACATCTATTGGGCAATCAGTAGAAACTTATGGTATTCCATATTTCTGGAAAGATAATAGTGGAGCTGGAGAACCTGCACAGTATCATGGCGATTGCCGAAATGAGTATGGATTGTTTGCATTGAACCAATTCTTAGGAATAGGTAATCTTGCATATGTAGTTCGTGCTAACATTGACTTGACTGATAGTCCTCGTCAATTTATTTCGGCTGGTATTCCTGTATATGATGCAGGCTCATATAATTATGTAGGTGTTGGTAATGGTACTCTTTCAGCTATATCTGTGCCTTCTGCATTGAAAGAACCAGAATCATTTACTTTAGTATGTATTGGCTTACAAGGAACCGATACTATTGGTAACGAATCATTTACAATCACCGGTTCAAAATCAGGAATGATTGGTGTAGCTAAAGCCAATGGTACTGCATTTGTTCACAGTAATATACAGTTGACAATAACTAATGGCGCTACCGTATTCAAGCCGGGTGATTACTTTGAATTCAATACTGTTTACGCAGCTAAAAAAGGTACATCAGCAATGACTGGTCTTGCGTATACTGACTTTACTGTTGGACCAATGACAGGTAATGGTACGTTGATTGACTTAGTTCCTGAAGCTAATGCTGTTGAAGAAAACTTTATTGTTGAGTTTCTTGATGCAACAAACTTCAAAGTTATCGGATATCATCCGGTGACTAACGCAATTACAACAACTGGTCAATTCGGCACAGTTGGTGGTTCTACCCCATTCATTGACGTTGCAGGTAAAATATCGTTTACTATTTTAGCAGGTTCGACTGCTTTTGCTGCAGGTGACGCATTTGCAATAGAATTTGATCAAGTTCAAAACATGAATCCTCTTGGTTTTGATGATGCAACTCGTCGTCTTGCAATTAGAACTGCACTTCAAGCTGAAATCAATAGTAACCAAGATGTAAGATCGGAAATCTTTGAATACAACTTGATTCTTTGCCCTGGTTATCCTGAAGTTGTTGATGAGCTTGATTCATTGAATGATAGTATTAGTAATGAAGCATTTGTGATTGCTGATGTTCCTGTAACTAAAACTCCAGAACAAGCTGCTAACTGGGCTAATACTTCTGAGCGTATCAAAAAATCTACGATTGCGTATTACTATCCATGGTGCTTATCTTCTAATCTTGACGGTTACAATGTTCTTGTGGCTCCATCAGGAACTGCATTAAGAACCTTTGCATTTTCTGATAATGCTTCAGAACTTTGGTTTGCTCCAGCCGGTCTTCGTCGTGGTACAGTATCTGGAGTTGAAAGTGTAGGTTATGTTACCGGAACATTAGGACTTCCAACAACTTACGTTCAAGTCAATTTGAACCAAGGTCAACGTGATGCATTATATGACTTCTTCAAGAACATCAATCCAATCGTGTTTTTCCCAACTCGCGGCTTGGTTATCTGGGGTCAAAAAACTTCATACAACGCTACTTCTGCTCGTGACCGTATCAATGTTGAAAGATTACTATGCTACATTCGTCGCTCATTACGTAAAGCGAGTATGCCATTCTTGTTTGAACCAAATGATCAACCAACTCGTGATGATATCAAAGCAATGATTGATGGGTTCCTTGGTGATATTATGATGAGACGTGGATTGTATGACTTCGTAACATTATGCGATAGTAGCAATAATACTCCAGCTAGAATTGATAGAAATGAACTTTGGGTTGACATTGGAATAAAACCAATGAAAGCTGTAGAATTTATTATCATTCCAATTCGAGTATTGTCTACTGGTGCTAAGATGGGAACTGCCTAAATTAGAAAAAAAGGGGGATTTAAATCCCCCTTTTTTATTCATAAAGATTTGTTTTTGCAGGTAAAGTACTTTTGTAAAAGCTGAACTAGTTTTACATCATTTACTGGAAATGAAGCAGTTTCAGCAGTTCTTCCACCAACCATTCTTTCTATTGAAGAAGTAGTTTCACCATGTTTTAGGATAAAGCTATGGTCGTTATCTTGAAATAATTTCGGTGCAATATCATATACGATTGAAGGTAGTAGAATACCAATGGCAACATATTCTTCAGTATTCTCATCATTACTACTTTCAACAATATAAGAGCCGTTTGATAAATTAGTAAGTTCTTTGAAAATGTTTGCCATTGCAAACTTATTATTTCCTGCAGAAGCTAATGAAACAAATCGATGAAAGTTCATCCAACCTGAAATAGCTTGACTCGGTGTATGAGTATTTTGATAGACTAATTTGCTGATTATCTTTTCAGCATGTGCTGCAACTATTGACATTGAAATAGTTGAATTGAATAGGATGAATAGTTTCATATGGTTTTATGTTATGATAGTGAAGAACAGATCTATTTACATAAACAAAAAGGAGGAGAGATTTTACTCTCTCCTTCTTTCGTTAGGTTATTGATTTATTGAACTTTTTTAGGCATGAAGTTTGCAATTTTTGGAGCAGTAATTTTCAGAGTTCTTGTTGCATCTGCTACGTCTCTTACGCCTAAGTAAAGTTTTGTACCATTATTCAACGTTACACCAATTACATCAGGATTTGAATACTTAGCCTTACGATTGAAGCAATAGCTCATAATATCTGCAATTCCACAGTTTGAACCACCATAGCCATACTTATAGTTATGAGCATAACCATAAGAATCTTCATAGACACCTTTCACAGAACCTAAACCAAATTCTTCCATGGTTTCTTTATTGTGAACAACCCCCATGATATGACCTACTTCATGAATCATCGTATCTCCATAGCAACCATAACCACCATCAGAACCCCAATCAACAACAGCATTTGCAACATTTGCATTAAAAGCGGTTTGATTTGCACCATTCAACAATGCTTGGCCACAGATTACATGTGATTGTTTGAATGGACGGATAAAGACGACCAAGTCAGCACCAACTCTGGCTCTCATGTCTCGTACAGGTTTCCAAATACCTAAACCTTGTTGCATTTTAGATGGAACACCAGTTGTTGGTTCAGTATCCGCATACGGTACTTCAATTTTACCTACAGTTCTAAAGGCTACATTTGGCATGCCACTATCACTAAATGCTTTGGTCATTGCAGGTGTCATTGACGCAACATAAGTATCAATTCGTGGTTTGAATGAAGTGCTATATGCATACAGCAAATCAATTACTATTGGCGCATTTGCAACAGGTGTAGGAGGAGGGGCAACATAGGTAAGTGCGCCTGTAACAGTATCTCTATATACTTTTGTGCCATCAGGTTTTACGCCTATGTAAACCACCGCATCCAATGATGTGTGGTTATGCGCAACTTCAGTATCACCTTTTACTGTTGGCATTTTAACCCCGGACTTTTGTTGGCTAATCAACCAAGCTTCAGGATTTGATTCATCACCTTGAGTTTCGATGGCATAGGTGTCTTCATCAGTATAAATCGAACCGAATACATCACCAGTTGGACCCATTGAAATAATTGCACCATCGCCATCAACAGTGTTACCCATCCAGGTAACAACACCATTTGCATCAGTCACTACGCTTTCAGTCGTATATTCGACATCTTCGCCAATCAGACCTAATGTAGTTTTGTCACCGACTTTTTGGGATAAAAAGTGACTTTTATCCAATTCAACTTTTGCCAAACCTTTAGCATCAAACGGGTTATAGACTTCCGGAATTGTTCCACCGACGTGACGAACCGGACTATACACTGATGGCATCTCACCGATACCATATGTATGAATTGTTTTGACTACTTTACCTTCAACAATGTGTTGAACTGTGCCAGTAGGAGTAGAAGTTTCATTAGCACTAACTGCACTAATACCTAATGTTGCAATTGCGACTGCAACAGCCATTGTAGTTTTTCTCAACATGATATTCTCCACAGAATAAACTAAGATTGGTTCATCCTTAACTTCTTTATTTCCGTATCTTGAGTCTATTATAACCTTTTTTGATTAGATGTAAATAGTCCGGGACTTTATAAACTGTTATCTACTTCACAAATATAAGGCAAATAGATTTCCAACTTTTCTAACTTCTTTTGCTTCATTTTTTCAATAAGCTCATCATCAATTGTCAGAACGGTTTGATTTTTGAGTACTTCAAGTACTGCATAAACATCGCCTATTTCTTGATGCAAAAGCTCGATATTTGACAAAGAATTTGGGTCTTCTGGATTTCTGCTATAAGCTCCAAAGCGACTGATTTTTGATGCTGCTTGGATAACTTCAGCACATTCTTCCTGAAGGCACTGAAGAACTAATCCTGTACTTCTACGTTTTGAATTCATAACAATGGATGGTCAAAAGTTTTATACACTCGACGCTCATCATTATTACGTATCATATGGTCATCATATGCTTTTGCTAAAGTTTCAAGGTCCCGCTTTTGAAATGATGGAGCAAGCGGTTCGTTATACCACACAGGCTTGTAATTGTTAGACTTATCTACCAACTCCAAGAAGGTTTTGAAGTAAGTGTATTTCCCAGCAAACTCATCTAATTGACGAAGTTTGCCAGGAGTCATATATGTTAGGTCGGAGAAGCTCATTTTCGACGGCTTGATGATGAAGAAGAACTTGATGAAGATTTAGGAGGACTTACTCGTATTGGAGCAAATGTGCTTGAAGGTTTTGAAGCCGGTTTTGAAGCTACTGATGGTGGAGTAGTAGACTTAGTTGAAGTACTTCCACCAAACAAAGACCAGCTTGAAGAAGGCTTTTTAGCTACTGGAGCTGGAGCCGGTGGAGGCGTAACTTGAACTGGTTTGAACTGAGTTGCCGTAGTTGCTGCTTGCGTACTAGTAGTTGGCGGTACTACTTGTATCGGTTTGAATGATTGAGTAGCAGTAGCTGTTGCAGGTGGAGTAGTCACAGGTTTAGGTGTCGCTTGATTAGGAGCAATGTTAGTCGGATTAGCAAACAATGGCTGAATTTTTTGACCAGGTATCAATTGATTTGTGTTCTTTTCTGGAACCAATTGAGGTACTGATGGATTAGTCGTTTGTGGAATACCACGCACCTGAGGTGTCACCCAAGTTCTACGTTGTGGTGTATTGTAGTAACGGTCATAGTAATCAGGCTGGTTCATATACTCAGGATGATATTGATAGCTTTGATACGATGGTCTGTTCCACCAATGATTAGCAGCAGCCCCAGCAGCAAAAGCTGCTACAGTTCCTAACCAATTAGTATCAGATGATTGTGGTCGTCCAGCTTGTTGATAAGCAGCCATACATTGAGCCGGTTGAAAGCCCATTGACATACATGGTTGAAGAGCTGCCATCGTATTAGCATCATATTGGTGTTGGTCACTACATGCACCAATGATGATAGACAATGCTGCAACGACTGCCATAAGTTTGATATTTAGAGTATTCATATTTGATTTCATACCGTATTGAGAGAGAGAGAGAGAGAGAAGTTTTTAGATGATTGGAAAGGTTCCGCGTTTTGCTAACATATATCCACCCATTGCAAGTAGTATCCAAATGTTAGAACTGAAAATAGTTGCGGCTAAAAAGCCAAAAGTAAGAGCACCAAAGAACATCATAATTTTCACACCTTTTTCTACTGTTTATAAATCGGTTTCAATATTGAGTGTTTCCACTTCAACATTTTTGTTAGTATATTGTATCACACTTCCGGGCACACAGTCATCAATCAACACCATCTTTTTAGAAGTCTGTGACATTGCATGCTTCAAAAATGAGAAGTACTTACCATTGATTTGCATGAATTCTAATGGACATGTGTAGTTGAACAAGAATTCATATGGCTTGCAAAGCACCATCATTTCATCAACTGATGGGTATTCAATGATGGGTAATCCAAAACACTGTTCAATTCTTTCCTTCATACCCGAATAGTCGAACTCTTCCTTTTCTTTTTGGGTCCAAATAGCAAAAGACCAAATGTTCAAGAAAGTTGGCTTGACATCTTGTAAGTAGTCTTTGATTTTAGACACATGCTGAATGAACAAACCATCATCCCAATTATTGATGACAGTTCCTTCAAGGTCTAACCAAACTTCTAATGCTTGACTATCGCTACAATAGTTCATTAGTATCTCCGCCATCATTCGGTATCGGTTTATTAGTTGGGCAGTCTTTCATCCAGACAATATGAGTATTGCTCGTTGGATGAAGTTGCACGACACATTGTTGAAGACCTGCTTTAGCCATGCTTATCCTTTCATAAGTTTCTAGAAAGGAACCTCCAAAGTAAAACGCTGCAAATCCAAAAACTATCAATACTATCATTGCTTTATCGGTCATTTCCAAGTCCTTTATAAGGTTCTAATCCAACTTGTTCTCGCATTTGAGCAAGCAGTTTGTTTAGGGGTTCAAGCTTCATACAACGACAACAACTAATATAAATCGGATGAAATATCGTACCACTATCTGATTCTTCTACTACATCTAAGAAATCAGTAAAGAATGTACGAACTAATCGTGTTAGTTCGTCTGTTGATTGTTCTACGTTATCGCTCATAATCCTACAAACCTCATATTACACTGTGTTGAACAGAAAGCATAACGACTATCAAACCTTGCTTCTGCTTCTGGAATTCGTTTGCCGCATTCAGCGCATTCACACATTCCATCAAACTCTTCATACTCAGCACCGATGCCATTAGTAGGAAACTGTTTGACAGTAGGGTCAACGATGGTTCCATCTGGTTTCTCACACCACCAATGATCTTGCTTACCCCACATTGGGCAATGATAAAAGCCACGAACTAATCGAAGTGATGGGTCTTCAGCACAAAGCTCTTCTGCATATTCTTTGCACTTGCCACGATATTGTAAGTAATCAAAACTCATATAGGGTCATCCTTACGAGGACATTTGAAATGTGCTCTAAATTGAGCATTTGTATCAAAGATTTCATCGATATCGCGTTCTTCAATATCAAAATACTTTAGAACTTCTTCACGAATTTTAGCATTAGCTACATCACTTTCTGTTGGAGAACCACCTAGAACATAATCATGACTCAATTGCATTCTGCAAATACCAATCGTCGTTTGAATTGCTTCTTTGATGACAGTATAAGCAAAATCTTTGACATCTTGAGCTTCCCATAGTTCATCAGGTAAAGCCCATTTAGCAAATTCTTTTTCAATTAGATGATGGAGGTTGTTCATATTCTAAGTTGTTTGATACCGTAAAATTGCGAAGACTAACGTAATACTTTTGCTTGAAGTTTTCAGCGTCAGCACGAGTTGTAAAAGCCATAACCTGAAGCCCAGTTGTAGTGTCATTGATTGTAGAAACTACAATGTTAGTAGCTCCGGCAAATTCATCAATTCCTAAAAGAACTTCGTTTTCGAATCTAAGATAATAAGTCATATTATAACACCTTTCCTAATGACATGTTTGACAATTTTCGCAGTTTGTATTTATTACTGCTATAAGTCCGTCAAGTTCATCTTTACGTAATGTGACACTAAAACCTCTCAGCTTTACTTCTATCGGGTCACCCATTGGAGCAACACGAATAATCATAAAGTCTATACCTGGAGTAAAACCAAATGAAAGTAGCTTCTTCCGATATGTCTTACTAATTGTTGGTTTGAAACCAATCAGCTTGAATGATTGACCAACATCAGAAGCTATCATCATTTAGGCAAAGTAAGTGATTTCAACCGGGTGAAGCTCAATTTTTTCTTTTATACGAAGTTCTTCAATAACTTCAAGAGCTCGTTCATAAGTGGGAAGACCTACACGAGAACAGTCTTCATTTTCAGATGATATGATATCTGTCCAATGATAAATGTTGTCATTTCCAAGTTCTTTGGTTTGAGCATAATACACATAATCATATTCATCAACAAAGCTATTATAGCCAATAGCTTTCTGAACTATACGATATTTAGCATCTTCAGACTTCACTGGTTCTGGCATTGATTTGCTCCGATAAAAATTGTTGGACTTCACCTAAGAACTCATGAATACCACGCAAGTTCTTTTGCCAACGTAGCACCATAAACTTTTCATAATCGCCATCAAATGGAACACCATAACCGTGTTCAATTTGTTCATATGTTTCGTACTTCTTCAACCAGTTCTTTATGTCATGTAAAGCTCTATCAGTTTCTAACTGAGTTGCTTTTGGAAATGCATAATGATACAAGCCGACATTTTCAGATTGAGCAAACCACCACCCACATTGATTGTAAAACCATTCAGCAGCTTCTAACCATTCAGTTCTACATTTAGTAGCAAAGTTTGTTTGAAAGATTGTTGAATAGTTTTTTTGAAAGTTTGGATATGGAACCCATGGATATATTGTGCTTTTGACCCATTTCTTGATTTCTGGATGATTGATTCGATCGCTATCAAGAACATAGATTGGTTTAGCACCTTCCGCCGGCATTGAGTATTCTTTTGTTATCCATCTTACTTCAGTATAGCCATAATACATATCTTCATTTGAAATGAAAGATAATGCATACTCTTTATCGAACTCTTTATATGTCAAATGTTCTTTCAAGATTCCGTTTGTAGAAACTCCATTACCATTTACATTGAATAACTGGTCAAATACTCGAAGCTTTACTCCATGCAATGTAGTATCACGAAACAAAGACGGAAACTTTTGGAGCATGTAAAGAACATATTCATCAGGTGTAAAGAATTGTGTCATTTGGATACCTCATTTAGCTTACGTTCCGTATTGGCTCCAATAGCAAACCATTCATCACGAGTATTTTCAACCCATGAAGTAAAATGAGCTAATGTAATCTGTCCATTGACAATCATTTGGAATAATGCATCTTCTCGAAGGTCAATCACGCGAACAGTTCTGAACTTCATATTTTCGTCTGGAATTCGGATAGTGCTCATCGTTAGCTTTCCTTTTTCTTTGAGCTGTAAATTGCAATTTCTTCGTTAGTTGCAGAACGGGATTCGATAATTTCTTGGTCAGGAGCCATGTTTCTAAAATGCATTTCGGCTCTTTCAGTTGAACTATCAAAGAATACCATAGTCTTTTGTTCAGACCTTACCAAGAACGGTTGAAAATCATGCAACATTTTGAAATGTCCTTCCTTTTGAATTGAATCTCATTGGAACCTTGAACATCACAGGTTCAATACCGTTTGATGAAATATAACCGTGACAATGAAACTTGTCATCTGAAAGAAAGAATGTTTGATTGTATTTAGCATCAGCACCTTTGAAGGTTGTTTCTTTGACAGTAATCATTTTGGAACTCCATCACCAATACCATAAGATTCTACCCAAGGGTCTTTAGTATCCAACATATGTTGATACAATTTGCAAACTAAATGTTTGTTGATTTCAATGATAGTTCCATCTTCATCAGTAACGTGCAGAAATCTCCAATTGACTTGTGCCCGGTCTTTCAGGATTTCAACTTCACCATTTAGTTCTAATCTGTTAATTTTTGCTTTCATCGTAATTCTCCTTAGCAACAATTATACTACTTCAACAAAAGTTCTTTTACCAACAGTGAACACTAAAGGTTGGAGTAATATAGTAAATTTTTTTGAACCTCTTGGTTTCAAACCAAAACAAAACTGTTTGTCAAGAGTCAAAATAAATTCATCATTAGTTTTTGTATCACGAAAAACTTTTGTATCTTCACCTTTTGTAACTGAAGTTCTTCTTGGATTTAGAACTTCATTAGCTAAGTCCAAAATGTATTGGAGTTTTGATGGTTTATTGGGCCAGCTTTTAGCAGCAAAAGATTCCAACATTTCATCATCTAAAACATCAGCATATTTCAGTTCTTCAATTAGTTCTTTGACTAAAGGTGAAGCTGCAGTTTTAACGTTTGAAGTTGAAATGGTTGAAACTAATGTTTGGATTGAAGTGGTGGTAGTCATCGTAATTCTCTCTCTACGTTTGTTTGAATATGGGTCTATTATACAACATCCAAAGTAGATGTAAATAGACCCAACATCAAAAATGATAACTAGTTATCAAATTTTACCTTTATTTGCAATCCATTTTTCTGCAGCGGCAATAAACTTAGGATTAGCATTTACAAATGCTTCATGCCAATCAGTATCATGAACTGGTTGTACCCCAATAAATTCGGTTAGCATTTCAAATCTGTACGGCCGCCCAACTTTCAATAGGTTGGGATTTGAAATGAATAGCTTTGTAGATTCAGCAATTGTTTCCCAAATGTTAGGCTCATATGAAGATACCTTTGATTCCTTTTTGCGAACTTTTGGTACATACTTATCATAATCACGTTGTATGTTGAAATGTATGATATGCCCAAGCTCATGACACAAAACTCCAATAGGAGTAAGGTCAGCTTTATAGCCGGGATATGACCATTTGAAGCCTGGTGTTTTTGTAGCAACAGCACATTTTTTGATATTGATTTTGATAGTTCTTTTTGTTGCTTGTCCGTGTGCAGGCAGCGTATCAACAACTTTTATAGTAGGTGTTGGTATTTGCGGATTCAAAATCAGAAAATCTTTTAGTAAGATTTGAGCTTCTGCAAAAAGCTCAAGTTTTGTTTTTCCGATCATGTTATGCTCCAACATAAATTGGAGTGCCAACATGAACTGGGTGTTCAGAAATATCTTGCTCGATAATCAATGCGCATTTGCCAAAGTTTTGCCATACTTTGAATGCAACATAGTTTTTGACAGGTTCTTCAATTTCAGCAAGCTGACCTTTTACATATTCGAGAATGTTATTTGGGTCGTCAGTTTTTACACTGCCGCCGATCCAAGAAGTTGTGGTTTCAACTGCGTCAGATGGAACTTCTTCAGTTTTTACCAAAAATTGAATGTATTCAATTTCGTATTCATATGATTTAGAGGCAGCCATTGTAGTTCTCCACGTTTGTTTGAATATGGGTCTATTATACAACATCCAAAGTAGATGTAAACGGTTGAAAGTGTTAACCAGATAACAAAAAAGGGAAGAACTTTTACATTCTTCCCCCTTTTCATTTTCACAAGGACTTACTTGTTATGGAGCTAACTTGGTTTCAAAGGTAGCCGGAGCAGCACGTCCATTACGTCCAGTTGCAGGAAGAACTAAGAAGTTATCCACTGCATCATTGGTATTTGGTTTAGCTGTTATAGTATGACCATTAGGAATAGTCAACGAAGGATGGTCAAACGGAGCAGCTTCACGAGCAACACGATTATCAGTTAGCATCAACATAAAGTTCGTGATGTCAGTAAAGTCAGTTGCATCAAATCCAAGCACCTTGATTTCAGGATGTAAGTTTGGATTGTTGAACAAACCACCATTGTTATATAACATCATCACTTCGTTCAAATTCTTAGCAGAACCATTATGGAAGTATGGAGCAGTCAAACTAACATTACGTAATGATGGAGTTTTGAATGAACCATCAGTTCTAGCAGGTGATAAAGCTGGAGTCATAACAAGTGGAACACCATTGACATCAACAAAGTTAGTAGCAACATTGAATACATCAACTGTATTTGGAGGAGCACAAGCACCACCATTCGCAGGAGTCACTAAGTCAGTTGGGCATGAAGCTAAACCAAAAGCATTTTGCCATTGTTGTGAAAATGCAAGAGGATTTCCCCAAGGATCATTACCACCAAGACCACGGTCAAATGCAATTGGAGTCACACCAATATCATAGAACCCTAAGTCATAAGAACCAAATTGTAAAGCTGGGTCAAACACTGGAACAACCGCTTCTGCAACAACTGCACCTGGTAAGAACGGCATTGGTTCAACCATAAAGCCATTTGGAACTGCATTCGGGTCAGTTATATTGACACCAATTGGAGCAGGAGCTAATGCAGTAAATGTAGCTGATGAGAACTCAGGACCATTATGACAGAAGATACAAGCACCATTCTTTTGTGGAATAGGAGCAAGAGTTACAGGGTCAACACCAACTTGCGGATTCAATGGACTAACTGCTCCCATGAACAAATCGAAACCACGTGATTGACTTCTGTTCATACCAATGAATGTTCCATTAGGACGACGAATTAGCTGAGGAGCAGTTCCCACTGGAACGGGATTACCAGCAACAGTAATAGGTTGTCTTACACGTAGTAAGTTATCATATGGAGAATTACCAGAACGTAAGGTATCTTCATAAGCTTGAACTGCTAAACCGAAGAACAATGGAAAGTTGGCTTCATCAAGTGGAATGTTTGATGGATTGACACCTGTCCAGAATACTGGTTGGAAAGCTCTTTGAATAAGAGTTCTGTATAATGGTTTGTTAGTTCTGAAAGTTGATAAAACACTATCAGTAGCACTAATTGTTTGGGTATTCAAAATCTTTCTACCAACAAGCTTAGTACCAACAGTCGTAAAGGTTCTACCTGCACAGCTCATTTCCAAGTCAGATAATACAGGACCAACTGCTTGAGAAGCAAGTGATGCATTATCAATAACGAGTTTGACTTGTGTTGGAACACCACCAACTGGAGTCATCCATACTTTAGAGTTTTGGTCACGTAGTCCAAATGGATTTGCTCCATTGAAGACTTTGTTTGCACGACCATCCCAGAAGTTTCTGACATAGAATGTAGCATTGATTGAAGATGGAGTATTACGAGGTTCTACACGACGAACGTTGATACCATTCACAGATGCTTCATCAAGAATTCTTGATGTACAAGTATCGCCATCTAAAAGTGGATCATTTCCAACAAAAGTTCCGTTCAAAGTACCAGCAGAACTGATAACATCATCAACTACAGTAGCAGATAACTTAGTTGGATTGGCAGGATCATTTGGAGCACCAAATACCCAAAGAGGAAAATCGCTAACTTTCAGTTGAGCATTAGGACCAACAGTTCCACCAGGAAGAGCATCATAAGTATGGTTGTTATGATTGAAACCTGGATTGATTTGATTGATTGTACGACTATCAGCACCTGCTGCAAAGTGACAAGAAGCACAAGCCATACCGTCAGAACCAACCGCAGTATCCCAGAATAATGCTTTACCTAATTGAACCAGTGCAGCATTGTTACGGGTAATTGAAGTGATACCGTTGAGCTGTGAAACACCATCAATTGTGACGGTCATTGGAGGTTTGACCGCAGTATTTAGAGGAGTTGGTTGAATGAACAACACTGCCTCAGACACAATCGGCAAACTAAAGAGTCCTACTGCTGACGCGAGCAGGAATATAGCTTTTGATTTCATATGAATATACCTTATAAGGAGTTATACTAAAGGGAGTATATGAAATAAACGCATAACGTAAGTATGTTCTATCACACTCCACTAAGAGTATCTTTATCATCAGGTATAATAGTTCCACTTATTGTTACAAGTACTATTTCATACAGGTTTTACAAATAACGCTCCATGAAAATCATCCTAATGTTCATGGAGAATCATTCATTCTTTTTACAGAATTTGGCAAGCACGGCTGGAATCGAACCAACATTGTCAGAGTCAAAGTCTGATGTACTAACCGTTGTACGACGTGCCTAAATGTTCTTGTTTGAAGAACCTAGAGACACATTATACACATTAGGTATTATACGTCAGTAAGTTCTTCGATAATCTGTTGTTGCTGTCGATTCATAGTATGTGTGCTTTATTTGTATTGAGTTTTGTTGAACAATCTGTCCAATTTTTCGTTTGTATCTTTTGCATACTGAGCAGCAAGGTTAGCAGCTTGTTCAGCAGCACCGGCACGAGCAGAAGCTTGAGCAGCCAAAGCTTTAGCTTCAGAAGCTGAATTAGAAGCAGCAGCTACTTTTGGAGCTAATGCATCGATTTGACCTTGTAAGTTTTCAATGTCACCATTAGTTGCGCAACCAGTTAGAGCGAAGATGGTAAAAAGTAATGCAATTTTTTTCATTGTGTATCTTTCCTATTGTGTTGATATAATTTAGTATTTATTGACTATTCTTATGCAAGTATTAAAAATGCATAAGAATAGTCAATAAATTTTTTACAGTGTTTTTCTTTACGTTTGTATTGCTTGGATTTATCTTCTTCAACTTTAGCACGATTGAAGCGACAACAATACTTCGCTACTATGTTATTTATTTTCTTCATTTACTCTCTCCTTTCAAGTGGAGTCGAAGACGAGACTTGAACTCGTAGTATTCAGTTTTGCAGACTGATGCACTTACCAATTTTGCTACTTCGACAAATTCTTACCATTTTACCATAGTTCTTAACATTGCTTCATCTGCATCTATTGCTTCTGCCTTCAAGTATAACTTTTCTGGAGCTTTACTGAAGTACAAAAATAGAGCAGGACATAACCAACCACTAATACCTGGAGTCCAATGTCCAGGAACATGCCAACGATACCAGTTGCCATGGATATTTCCGCTATAGTCTAATCCCTCTTTAACCCAATCACCAATCAATTGGTGACCTTTGAAAGGCTTATCACTAAATGACATCTTGAACCCATTCTTAGCAGAGGGAATGTCTCTGACTAAGAAATCAATTGCTTCATCAGTACCGGAAATAAAGGCTTCCCATTTGAGCCCAGTTTCTTTGTCATCAAATACCCAAATGTCATAACCTTCAATTTCCTTGCCGTCTTTGTCATTCATTACCCATGCAGAACCTGATAGCTTATATGGATAAAGAACGCGAACTTGTTCTTCCTTCTTCTTACAAAATGGCCAAAACATTTAGTACCTTATAGTATGGAGCCTCGTATCTGATTCGAACAGATGACCTATTCATTACTAGTGAATTGCTCTACCAACTGAGCTAACGAGGCAATAATTGGAGCTCCCACCCGGAACTGACCCGAGAACCGCGGGTTACAAAGCCGCCGTTTTTCCCGTTAAACTATAGGAGCATATTTTTTATTTATAGTCTTATTCTAATTGGTCGTGAAGCTTGGATTCGAACCAAGGACACAAGCATTATGAATGCTTTGCTCTACCGACTGAGCTACATCACGATTGTTCTTTTACCCAATCCAAAAACTCTTCAGCTCCATCACGTTGCATTATAGCTGCATCATCATATTGCAAAAGTGGTTCATTACCTTTTCTTTCATGAGTATCTTCAAATGTTTGTAACATTGACTGAAGTTCTTCAATTGTATATCTTACTTCTTTCTTACGTCTTACTCCACCCATGTTATATCAATCCTTCTTCCAAAAGAACTAATGCTATATCATAACGATACATATAACGAAGTTCTCGCATTGTGCAATTACAGTATGGATGACTACCTTGAGGACCCATACAACAACAAGCATCAGAATAAGGCTGCAACATTAGTTCTTGAAACATATCTAGTTTCATCTGTTTTGATGCATAAATCTGTGTCATAAATTCAAAATTTTCTTTGAAATATTGAACCAAAGATGCCAATAATTCGGGAGTCACCGGAAACTTATTCTCGATTTGCTCCACTTCCCGTAGTGTATCAGCCATCGTTTTCAATTGGAAGACTTCTTGATAGTTCATCTTATTTCTCTACTTTGTAAAAGTTTCGACCATCTTTCGTTTCATACCCATAATGTTCCAACACTCGAGCCATATTAGTTCGACCAACAGGATTTGACGTCACTAATTGAACATGGTCTGGAACAAAACCTCTATACATCAAATGACACAATACATCATAGCCATTCATTGCTTCACCTAAATCATGGTCAAGACAAAGACATTCAATTCGGTCAAAATTTTCCATTACCATTTTGATGCCATCACGAGCATTCTTTGCAATCAATTCACAATTGAGTTCTCGGATATCATCAATGATTGCCCAAACTTTATTATCGCTCATCTTAGTTATTTCCACGTTGAATAGTAAAAGACGGATATGTTTCTCGAACTAGTTCTGATAAGACTTCTTTCAAGTCAGTAATATCTGTTGAAAGTTTGATACGTTCTAAAAGTTCATTTCGCTTTTGTTCTTTCTTCAAGTATTGATGAGCAGTTGGCAAACTAACACCATACTTCTTACTCACTTCTTTTACTCGTTCAGCACAAATCTTACTCATCTTTCTATGTTCCACTTTTTTGCTATAAAGAGTATTTGCAAGGAGATACTGGGTTTTCACCAGTATGGTGGCTTGGTTATGCTTCTATAGAAAGCGGCCACATTACATCCCGAATAACTTAGCTGATAAGAACCACCAAATCTACCAATGTTATCGATAAGTTGGAATCGTTCACCAACTGTATCTCCCGCAAATACTCCTTCTTTTTGAATATGTGTCTATTATAAACAATTTTTAGCAGATGTAAACGGTTATTTTTGATAACTACTTCACATTTTCACTATCTACTACAATCGGACCAATTTGACTCGTAGGACATTCTTTCAACCATGCAGTTACAATTCCAGCCGAACCAACTACTGCGTATTTGCATTCTTGCAAACCAGCATTGACTTTGATTGCTTCGCCAGCTTGAACTAATAGTGCTATACATAATCCGATAGTAGCCCCAATTCCAGCCAGCCATATCCACATTTTATGTTCACTTTCCATTCTATTGTCTCCGAGTTCTCTATTCATGTTTTAGTTTTGCATCTTCAAATTTGACCAACAATCTTGATGTATCCCCATCAGTTGGTCGCTTTACCAAATAACGTGCTGGGCTATGTTCGCAAATTCCAGTAATGACACCATGAATCAATTCAGTTCCTACTTCAAATGGAGGTTCAATCTTGTTGTCTTCTACCCACTTCTGTCTTGCGTTAGTCAATGCACATTCTGCAATCCAATGCAGTTCTTCAAGTTCATTGACGTCGTCAATAGTAAGGTCCCAACCATAACTGTCCAATTCTTTAGCAATCTTGAATCCATCCGGTCCGTAAGACATGTAAGCCTTGACCAAAGTATTCAAATCACATTGAAACACTTCTTTAGCAAATTGAGCAAATGCTTCTGTCAGCATTTCTTTAGTTTCTTTTGGAGCAGGTGGATATTGGTTCATTCACAATCCTCTATCAATGTTTGGTACCTGAAACTGGGTTCGAACCAAGTGACCTCCGACTTGTAAGGACGGCGCTCTCCCAACTGAGCTATTCAGGCTTTATGTTTGGAGTCGAGATGCAGATTTAAACTGCGTCGGACATTTATGGAATCCCCAATCATGCTCTTATTGATTCGTACCAGCACCACTGGACTCTCTCGACTTGATTTAGTTATTATATCACTAAAAGTACTACAAGTAAAACAATTATTCCAACGAAGACAAATGCTAAGTCTCTAAACAAGTTTCCAAATAAAGCTCTTACCCATTCATTTCGCGATGCTTTCATATTACTCCTACTTTATAAGGTGGCCTCGCTGGTAGGATTTGAACCCACGACCGTAGGGATAGAAGCCCTCTGCTCTATTCCAACTGAGCTACAGCGAGTTTGTTCTTCGACTTTCAATAGTTCATATCGTTCAACATCATACATTGACTCAAACCAAATCGTAAACACTACAGGCAATTGGTATTGTGCTAATTGCTTTGTAACCCATTCAATGTTGTCATTTCGGATAACACGACCTGTCTTTAAGCACAATGCAATTGCAGTATTACAGAAGTAATAGTAAGTTCTAAACCGTATCAGAACTATGCCAGCTTCTCGAGCTGTATTTTCTGCTTCATGTGAAACTGTGCCTCGTTGAAATCCACTCATCGTCTATTCTCTCTATCTCTAAAACTTTCAGTCTGTAAGTGAGTCGAACACTTCCTACATCGTTCATAGCGACGGGTCTAGAATCCGCTAGACAGGCTATAATGGTTTTGATTGAACCGTTACTTCATACTTTTGATATAAATCTTCAGTCCAAATCGTTACTTCAAAATTGTATTCCGAACCGACTGCATGTGTAAATTCCACACGAACATCTTTAGGATTTACGTTATGTTGGATTGCCATCATTTCTTGAACTGCTTTATTCTTCATCTTAGTTTCTCACCATTGTAATTCAAACCAGTATTCAGTAACTGGTGTTTCAATAAAGTTATCATTTTCATCTACAATAACACCGAGACCGCCCCGCCGCTGACCATAATGATTTTTGCATTGATCGTGAAATCCAAATCCAATAGCTTTCACTTCACTTCTAATCTTTTCTTGAAATGGCGTTAATATCACCATACCACGAGCATCAATATTAGGTTCAAATTTAGAAGGAAACTCTTTGGTCAAGTTCAAAACTCGCCCACCGTTAGTAGCATGTTCCCTAACTTTCGTATCTAATTTGTCAAGAAATTCTTTGACAACAGTATTGCTAACTTTGGTAAGTTCAACGGCTTCTCTTGCAGTAATCATCTTAGGTTCCCCCTCTCTTTTATAGTGAGCAATGATAAACAACTAACTTTTGGTACTTCAGTGGGAATTCAGGAAACTTGTTCTTTACCCAATCCAATGAAGTAAATCCTGTAGGATAACCATGAATTGTCAAAGTAAACTCACGAGACAATTCATACTTCTTATTAGTTGTTGCAAGCTCTTGAATAAACTTTCTAATCTCATTAAGATTGGGTTGGCCATTATCAAACTGAAATGTTGTACTCATCGTAGTTCTCCATACGTTTGTTTGAATATGGGTCTATTATAAACAGTTTTCTAGATTTGTAAACAACTAAAAGTGATAACTACTTCACAAAAATGCAGCTAAGATTTCACCAACGAGCTCTATCAAACCGCCCAAGATTTCTAATGAACCTTCTGTCTTATGACCTCGGCTCAATCTGATAATACCCCAAACTACTAACAATCCTGCTACAATAGCTAATCCACTAATTACTGGCATTGACAATATCCTGTAATGCTTGCATTCCTGTACGTATTGCAAAGTTAACAACATCCAAATCTATCCAAGTATCTTCAGTATCAATTCCATCTTGGATGTCTTTTTCCAATTGCTTTCGCGTATTCCATAACTGAGATAAGCTCATCTGACCAACACCTCTATCTTCAACGCTGTACTTTAGCATATGTCACCATTCGTTTCAATTGAATAAGTTCAGCTTCAAAGTCATAACCATCTTGCAAAAAGCGACCTCTATCATTGCTGAAATAAAGCAAACCATTTTCTATGTCTAGTCTAAGCAGCATTGGCCGTGGGTGTTCTCGTGTCATATGCAATGCTAATACACTAGATGCATGATGTTCCACATCTTCAACAAGTATTGCTATTTGCTTTACTGGTTGTATCTGAACTAAAGTACCTTTCTTCATTCTTCAGTTTGGCTTTTATACACTGTCAATAAAACAAATTGCTCAAAACTATAATGCTCAAAGTACTCATAGTACTTTGTTAAGTATTCTTCAAGAGCTTTTTCAGCCTGCTCAATTGAATTGAATAAACCATCATTCAATTTGAACTCATCATATTGAGGTCCATAAATGTGAGTATCTACTTGAGTCAAATCACCGTTTTCATCCAATACTTTCCACAAATATTTTTTACAAAACATTTTCATTTACTCCTACATTTTCGAATATGTAATTATTATAACTACAAGCGACAAAAATGTAAATCATCAAATGTAAAACTGGTTAACAGTTTTCACATATTATCTGGCAGGCGGCTTCAGATTCGAACTGAAATCCCACGGCTTTGGAGGCCGGAATACTAGCCGTTGTACTAACCACCTATATCTTTGGTGGACCCGGATGGAATCGAACCATCGACACCATGCTCTTCAGGCACGTGCTCTTCCTACTGAGCTACAGGTCCAAATTCTTTTTAAAAATAATTTTTTCAAACATTTCTATTGCATTATCTCTTTTAATCCATTCTCCAGTTTCTTTAAATATTTCTGGATGATGTAAAATCTTTTTCTCTGCAGTAATCCTATCTAATACAAACTCATATTTTAATACTTTAAATCTTCTTAGCGGATCATAAGTTTGATAAGAATTTAACCTCGAGGGAAGGTCAATAGTCATACCAATCTTATAATGATCGGGATATACTATATTCTCAATGAGATAAATCATTCCAGATTTCATATCATGAAATTTTGCATCTCGTTGAAAATTAAGTTTTAATAAATTTAATCCTGCTAATCGTCGTGCATATCTAGTATTAGAATTTTTATGTGTTCCTTTATTTGTTTTTCCAGCAATATTACCATAGTGAGTAATGTAACTTTGTAAATGATATTCATTTATTTGAAATATTCCACTATATGGAATTATTCCAGAATACATCATCTGTCCAATTACAATTTGTTCTAAAGCGGTTGCTGGTTTCATTTTACTACTCAAAGTTTGTTAGACTAAAGATATTCTAACACAAAAACTTTTAAAAGTAAAATTATTTTGATGGTGAGACGCTCGGGGCTTGAACCCGAAACCCTCGGATTAAAAATCCGATGCTCTACCTATTGAGCTAGCGTCTCATTCGTTTTTCATTCTAAGTTGATTTACCGTGCCAACTTAGTCCGAATGAATGAGAGCTAAATTGACACTAAAGTTTAACGCACCATCGTTGATGATGGTGGCATCTAAATCGCTTGCTCATAAATGTCTTCATGTGATTTATTACCTTTAGTGTGTTGAAATGATTTATACTACGTGTTATTTATTTATTTATAGACTTTTTATTTTTTCTTGTAATAAAGAAAAACTTTTTACTAAAGTCTCAAACCTTTCTTTTAGTTCAGCCTCATCTGGCATTGAAAAAGGTTTATGATTATCAAGTTTTATTAGCTTGACAGTATCCGCATCTACAATTTGATAATGTATTATGAATTCAGAAACATAATCTCCAAACTCATATTTCTTATATCGATTCTGTTTGATATAAGAAGGAATACCAATATGATAATGCCACAAATGAAACTTATTAGCATATTCAGCTTTAGCTAAGAAATCTCGTTTATTTGTATTTGCTTCATTAGAATTTTTATTTCTACCTTGCAAACCCTCAAAACCTTTAGTTTCTAGATGTTGAACAAAATCATAAATTTTATCAAAATCAGCATCATTCTGTCTAGCTAACCAAGCATTGAACTTTTTACTATATTGCACATCCATTATGCATCAGCCTCAATTTCGCCTTCTGCACATTTTCTAACCCAGTCTCTCATTTGTTCTCGGGTCAATCCTTTTGGAACAGTGAAAGAAGGTTCTTTTATTATCTGTTCAATCTCAGCTTGCCAATTTGCAGTCTCTACTAAGAATTCTTCAGCTGAAGCACCTGGCTTATGGGCCATCATGCCAAGAGCTTCATATGTTTTTATTTGTTCTTCAGTCATCAGTTCAGTCATGTCTGCTTCTCCTTAATTTTGAGATATTATACCTTTTATATATGTTATTGTATACAATATCTTCACGTAACTGATAACTGGTTATCACTTTATTTGGAAGCGAGTGTAGGAATCGAACCTACCTAGACGAGCTACACAGGCATTAAACTTTTATAAATAGGTTAGCTGGTATTTACGAGATATCAGCAACCTGAGCTAGAGTTTCAGGCTGTCCCTATACATTTATTTATGCTAGAGAAAAAACATGAAAAACTTTAAATATTCAACCAAATGTTCTTGTATTATATGTAATCAAGAAACTACTACGCAAAGTTTAAATAAACATTACGAAAGTCATTTAAAACCAATTATTACTAAGACTTGTCCTAAATGTAAATCTATTCATTCTAATCATGGAATCTTTTGTTCTAGAATTTGCGCAAATTCTAGAACACCTTCAGAATTAACTAAACAAAAAACTGCAAATACTTTAAAAGAAATCTTTTCGGTTAATCCACCAATTAAAAAATATCCAGAGTACACACCAATATCTTTTTGCACTAACTGTTCAAAACTTTTTATTGGATTGAAATCCACATGCTCCCAAGAATGTTTAACGGCAAGACTACAGTCAGCCGGCAAAAAATCAGCTTCAGTTCAAATCAAACGCTCAAGAGATGAAATTACTCTATATGAGCTATGTAAATCTTATTTTTCTAATGTTGAACATAATCAACCAATTTTTGAGGGTTGGGATGCTGACATTATTATTCATGATATCAAAACTGCTATTCTCTGGAATGGCCCATGGCATTATAAAGATTTAGGTTTTAACAATCATTCACTCAAACAAGTTCAAAATAGGGATAAACTAAAAATAAATATCATCAACAAAATGGGATGGAAATCTTTAGTCTTTGAAGATCGTTATTATACTCCAAAACAAGCTTTTAGTTTTTTAATTTCTCAAATATCTCAAATATCTAAAGAAGCGGGTGCTGGATTCGAACACAGCGTCCACGAGGGTTATGAGCCCTGTAATCTACCACTGATATAACCCGCATTTTTATTTAAAAGGTTTTATCTCCGGGGCAGGGAATCGAACCCCGCTCACACGGTTTAACAGACCGGCCGCACACCTTGTGCGTTCCCCGGAGATAAAACCTCTTCTTTATCAATTTTGTTAGAACTATTATACACCAAAAATTTGTCAGTGTAAATATTTATTTATACTTTTTACTAAATTTATTTCTGTAGTACTTCAATGTTGCTTTTGGATGTAAAAGTATTCCACCGATTGTAGCAATAGCCAACATTGGAAATGCTAATACCCACTTGTACCAAGGTGTTGGCTTACCGTTAGAATGTTTACGACCTATGTTCTTAGCGAAATCTACCACACTTGCTAATGTCCATACAAGTATAACAATTATTACCAAAGAAATCATTATGATTCTACCTTCAGGTTTTTATCATCAACAAAAACTACTTTTGGTCGAAACTCGTCAGTTCGTTTGACTTGTCCATACGCACAAATGATAATCAAATCATTCACCATTCCAAGTCGTGCAGCAGAACCATTCAATGCTATCATACCAGGAACTTCACTTGGAATAGCATATGTAATGAATCGCTCACCATTGTTGATGTTGTATATATGGATTTGTTCATGCTCTTCAATACCACTTGAATACATCAAGTCTTTATCAATTGAGCATGAACCATGGTAATCCAAGTTAGCTTCGATTACTGTAGCTCGATGGATTTTAGACTTCAATACAGTAATTAGCATATGTTATGTTTAGAGAGTTTCATTATTGAGTGTATTTTTCATATGCCAAGATTTTTTCTTTAGTAATTGGTTTACTAGAAACTACATAAACCGTATCTCCAGACCAAGTAAAAGTTTTCCATTGATAATTTAGCTTAGATGCCATTTTTTTTGCAACTCGCAAATATAAAGATGTTCGTTTCAATAATTCTTTATTTGAGGATGAATGTATTTGTTTAGCACTAAAATACCATGTATCAATTTCTTTATCATTTTGACAAATATCAATCACTGTTGCTAAAATTCCGCTAACACCATCTGCATTGAACTTATTGATTGCTTTGAAACCTGCTTCATCCGAAAAAAAGCTAACTTCTGCAATTTTTTCTTTATCCATTGGAATTACTTGAGTAGCTACAATAAGTATTGGATTTGATTTTATTTCATACCATTTAGCAACAATATCTTTATAAGATTTTGTTTCAATCAGTTCATAATCTAAAGGTTGAGATAAACTTTCATCTAAAGTCAAATCTCCAAAATGATAGACTTCTTTTAACTTCATATTGTTTCAGTAGAAGTATCTTTTGATGCACCACTAGTTTTTACTTCTTTACCAATCTGGCTATACTTCGCATGATGAGCTGCTTCACGAATTGCAGTAATCATCAGCTTTCTCCAGACTTTGTCAGTTGAAGAACTAACCTGTTTTGGTATCTTCACTTTGACTTGAGGTTTAGCTTTCTTTACTACTTTTTCTTGTACTGCTGGTTTTTTTGCTGCCACTTTTTGATTCCCCTATTTAGGATGATTTATTAAAACTGCCCAACTTGAACCACGCGGTTCTGTTTCAAACCCACATTCTTTTAGTTGTCCTCGCAACCATTCAGCCACTTCTTCTTGTGACTTACCAAGAAACCATGGATTATTTTGCACTGTCATTGCAACTTCAAACATGATATCAATTAGTTGTTGTTCATTATTCGTTTTACCTCGTCCAACTGAACCACTATTTGCTACACCCATAATGTTATTCCTCGTTATTCTCTATCCAAGCAAGATTTGCTGTTCATTTACCGTTTCTGATAATGCTAATGTCGAAATGCTTACTACATCTTCTTTCAATGTAGAACCATCAAACCATTGAACTCTGACTAAGGTTCCCATGACTTCTTTTACTGTCATTGAAGGACCACCTGATTTCAATCTTACTGTACTACCTACTGATGTGCTCATATTATACTCCATTTTTGATTTTATAGTATCATTATTTATAGAGCACTGGATAGCCATCAAATTCAACAGGATAGTCATCTCTAATGAACGAGAGCCCCTCTACAATCAAACCGAATCGACGATGATGGGTAACCCTAAACTTTTCGTAGACGAGACACTCGTGCTTTAGCTTGTTTCTTAGACGAACTCGTAAGCCTTTGACTGGAGTTCGTACCGTGTCTTCAACACTCATGCAAACTTATAGAACTGACCTTTGTTGAAATATCCAGTCATATCTTCATTGTAATGAATGACTGACCCATCATCTTTGTGGTAATCAATAGGCTCATATCCAAAGAAAAGTTCCCGTTTAGCTTGACAATTTTTCCGCTTACCGACAATTCCAATGATTTCAATAACGTAATTGCTCAATACTTCTATTGACAAAATTTTCTCAAAGTTCTTCAATGAAGTTGATTTGAAGCTTCGTATCATTTCAAATCCCCACGTGTGTATATCTCTATGGACTTCTGACGGATTTCATCTGAGATGTCAGTTCTTCTCATCGCATCTTTGAAGCCACGACGATGACGAGCTTTATCTGCATAACGGGAAGGAGAACCCATCTTGTCGTACCAACGAAGTAATTCGCGGCAAGCTGGACCTACTTCAAGTCGGGTCTTTACGAAAGACTCATCATGAATAGTGACACCATCAGGTTTGAACAAACGAATGCCATAACCTTTACCAAGGAATGTGACCTTTATCATAGGGTCGTTTTGTGTGAATGACATGTTATGCTCCTTGTTCAAATGGATAGTATGTAAAGCCATCTATTGTTGTAATTTCAGTAGAGACTAAACGCCATCCGTATTTAGCCATGGCTGAAGTCATTTGATGAGAACACATACCATAACGGTTTGCTGCTTTTGCAAGTTCATCGCAACCATCTTCAATCCCGCCACAGATAATGACATCAACTGCTTCACGAGTCATACTTTTATCGACATACGGGTCAACAAAAAATCCGATGAAGTCATCTTCGTAGTATTCAAAACCAGCAAAAACTTTCATATCATCTCTCTCTACTCAATTTTGTCTATTCTATACTACTTTTCGGACGATGTAAACTGTTCATCCCATCTTTTTAGAGCATCCATAACTAATAGTTCTGGGACGACTTGATTGCTATGTTTGCCAGTTGTTGCATGAGCCATCACTCGAATAGCACACCAATAGACAAGTCGCTTTGGAAGTATCCACGCAAAGCCGATTATCATTTGTTCCCATTGACGAGACATTGAGTATTTGAAGTATTTGAAATTGTTCATTATTGAGTTAGAGTAAGAGTGAAAGGAGAGATGTCATAAATGAGCTTCCAGCCAAAGCAGACTAATATGAATATGAACCAGACCCCAATCTTATCCCATATAGTATTAGGAATACCACCAAAGCTGGTATATTGACCCAAATCATGCCATGCATAAACAATCCAAACGGCTGATACCAATAGCATGATGATGACTAAAATTGCCCAACCAAAAGCTGCTAACATTATCTTACTCCGAAGTGTTGTCTAACGTCATTGAGCGTATGGCCGTGTTGTTCGATTTGATTGCCACATTCATCAATGATTAGTTTGACAAGTTCATACAACTTGTCTCGAAAGAAACCATCATATTCACATTCGATTTCTTTGAGATTGATATCAGCTTCAATTAGTAATTCTGCCAAGTTATGTTGAAGCTTCGTCTTTTCCCAATGGGTTATCTCGAATGTGTCAACGTTATGAGGAATGTTGAAGCTTACCCAAATCCCACCATCGCTATTAGCTCCAAAACCCCCAGCACTATAACCACATTCAATACAAGCCGGAGTGCTCCAACCTTTAGTATGATGAGTTAGGACCGATTTGATATGTTTGGAGCCACAAGCCGGGCAGATATTTCGGTCCATTGCTTGTACATAGGTAATCGTTTTTGTAACTTTAGTTGCCATTCGTTAGGTCCTTGTATTTAGCTTGGAGTTGTGCCAACAATTCAAGCTCTTCACGTTTAGTTTTTTCATAGCATTCAATCCGTTTAGCTTCTTCTTCAGGAGTTTCAGGTCGAATACCATAAATCACAATATCGCTGTCAATCGCTTCACATTGAATGTCACTTACACCAACATCATTATAAGCTTGATGTATTTGAAGTAATTCTTGTATTGCATACAAAAGAGATTCACTAAACAAATCTCTCGGGTCGTATGTAGCTAAACGTACTTTCTTTGTTTGAGTGCTCATATTCTTATACCATTGCTAATGCTTGTTGAAAAGCTCTGTCTTTCATTTTGCCATACACACTGAATTCTGAGTCCCAGAACTGATGCGAGGTGTCACGTTTGCCAGTGCCATGGGTGTACTGTTGAGTGATTGCATTGACCACACCCCAAAGAGTACCAGTCGCCATATCAGCACCCATACCTTGACCTTTGTACAAGTCCATCAAGTTATCGATTTTACGTTCTTGAACTTTAGTCAAAGGTTCAGTAGGTTTGTCGAATACGACTTTACTCAAGAAGTTGTATGCTTTCTTGTCAGTCACTTTAGTAGCAGACAATTTGCGAACATCTTGGATAAATTGCAACCATGCACCATCCATCAAACCAAGTTCAACTTTGACAGTATCAGGGTCCCATTCGGAACGATGTGATACTTGAACAACGTTTCTTGTGCCTTTTTCAGCCATTGCAATGTTCAACGTATTGTTGCAGACTACACGAGTTGAAACGAACTTACCGACAGTTTTCATACTGCCATCGACAGCAGTAGTCAGCATCAAGTGACCTGTCACTTTATCGCCAGAGACTACTTCGAAGTCTTTACCAAGTTCAGCAAGAGCCCAGAACTTACGGCCACCAAACAATGAACCAGCAGTTGAAAGCTTCATGTTGTTCTTTTCGACCAGGTCACGAAAGAACTCAACTACTTGACGAGGTTGAACTACTTTGAAATCTTTACCAACTACAGCCAATGAGTCTTTAGTATCAGAACGATACAAGACTTTGCGGTCAGCCATCGTTTTGATTGAAGGTATGAACAGATTGGCAGATGTTCCTGGGATTGTGTATTGCACTTCAGCAGGCACTACATCCCAGTCCAAACCGGCCGATACAATCCAATCATCAACTGATGCATCTTGCTGAAGTTCAGTTCCAAGACCGTGCCAAACTTTATCACGACTTCCAGTGAAAGCCATATTTGCACGGTTGTTGCTCATGTCGATTTCGTGTGCCATCTGAGTTCTCCTCGTTGTGTTTGTTTGAATGTATGGGTCTATTATACTAAGAACTTCCTACTTTGTAAACGGTCTTTTCTTAGAAAATGTGACCGGCGTAACAGAAACAAGTTCATCTCCATGATATTCATGGATTTCCCATTCCCACTCATCATCTCGTTTATGAGTGGGGATTTTTGATTTTGCTATTTTTTCATTTTTGTATCGAGGTCTATAATCATGACCTCTATTCTCATTCACGGTAGCATCTGGGTTATCGCCATCTTGTCTATGGTGTCCACACCAACTTTTGTTAGCTTTAGAATATGCAGTAAAACTTACCTTTTTTGGACGAGGGTCTTCAATTTGACCAGACTTGATATCGTATTCAAGACGTTCCATACAATGCACAAACACTTCAGGATGAGCTTTTGTCAATCCGACAAAATCATCTATCTTCTTAGTACTCCAACGCATACTAGCATCTTCAGATATCAAGATGAATGGTTCTACTGATACACAAATAGCATGTGTAAAACATTCAGCACCAGAAAACAACTTATTCATGGTATTGCCATCACGGGCAATAACGATATCGCCTATGTTCATATTATGCTCCAAATCTCTCAGTGTATGCATTTAGACATTTATCTGCAATCTCAGTAGCACCATAAGAAGTAGTATCAGATTTCGCAATCGATGCCAGCCAAGCTCGCATCCAAACTTCTCTTAGTTCAGCTTGTATTGCTGCGTGTTGGTCTCGTTGCATTTCTTGTTGAAAGCTCATTATTCATCCTCCGGAAATTCAATACGTTGATATTCACCAGTTTCATCATTCTTTTTCCAAACAGGTTTGTTCAAGTCATGAAAAATCCAACCAAAACAAAATCCCAAACCCCAAAGAAGTAATGATACACCAAAAACTTCATTTCCAAATATTGCAAATAACCCGCATACTACGATAAACAGAACGCCATACAACATAACTTTGGCACCATCATTTAGACGATTCCAAACATGCTTGAGTGAAGGTTCTTTCCAGAAAGGTTTATCAGTTCTCATCGTAGTAACTCCTATTGGTCTTCGAAGATTTCATCAATTTCTTCGCTATCAACATTCATGTCCCAGAAGAATGCAAAGAACTTGCGAATGTTTTCTTCGGTGCCTTTGAATGTGACATCTGGAATACAGGATGGGCAATCATTGCTAATCCCAAGAACTTCCAAATTTAGTTCTTCGAGCTTGTCTTTGACTTCGGTATCTTCTACACATTTAAAAGACCAAGTGATTGTTTTGATTTCGTTTGTGTTGTCAGTCATCGTAGGTTCCTCTGTGAAATTATTTTGAAAAAACTATTGGAGTTTCTGAAACATAATCTTCATTTTCAAATTCTTGCATAACCCATTCATATTCATTTTTTCTTTTTGAACGAGGTATAAGGTCTTTAGCTTCTTTAGGTAAAACTTGATAAAGACGTTTTCTATCAAGTTTAGGACAGATATTATCTACATAATGAATGTATCTTGTTTCACCATCTTGTAAAGCAGCATAAGCATCAAGAACTTTTGAATATGCAATGTATCTGATAATCATCTCAAGTTCTCCATACGTTTGTTTGAATATGGGTCTATTATATAACATCCAAAGTAGATGTAAATAGACCCAACATCAAAAAGTGATACCTACTTCACAAATTTACTCATAACCCGTTTTTTCTTTATAAGCATTATCAATCCTTTCTTGAATTTCATGCCATTTGATTTTTGATTGTTGAGCTTCTTGTTCCTGTTCTTCCTTACGACGCCGAGCTTTCATTGTATTCAGAACAATGAACACCGCATCATCGTCGCCTTGAACTAGCACCTTACGTAAGTATTCATATAGGCGATAATACCATTTGCTTTTAGGACCATAACGATAACATAAAGAGAAAACTAAGTTTGCTGGTTCTGACATTGGTTGAACCCCAACAATATCTGAAGCAATTAGCTTGCTAATACCCATTCCTCGAACTAATGCAACCATTTCTGCTGATATACTAGATGAAAATCTAATGATATCCCTATGTCCATCGAGATTAGATTTTTGACGATACACTGCATCTCGTTCATCATACAGTTTGGCTAGCATATCCTCATACTTAGGATGCAACCATTTTGGAGTAAATTTGATGCCATATACTTCAACGAGTGAAGCACCTGGAACTTTATAAACTTGGGTCTTTATACAATTAAGCCAAGTGTCTTTGTTGATATACCAACCAGCATTGATAAACTCTCGATGAAGTTCTTTGCCATTGGCATCATATGATATTGCGTATGAAGGTAAGCTCATTGTTCTTGCGTCCAGTATAATCCACAGTCAGGGCATTTATGAACGGTCCAATAACAATCTTGGGTCGGGTCATAATTGCCAGTATTTGCTTTATGAGAAATAGTTTGATTAGGATGAGTGCAAGTATGTTGAAGTTCTTCTAATGCCTTATCCCATTTTTTGATATTCTTTTGAATGCAAGTATGCTCTTTCTTTACTTCTTCAGGAGACAGTGTCATTATTTTTCCTTTACCAAATGGACATATACTTTGAGCCCTTTCTTTTCGGCGATTGATATCATATGTTTTGTACCAGGACTTTTACCATCCCACAGAGCTATGAGTGCATCTGCATGGTTAGCCATTTCTACATTACGTTTGATACCTGCAGCTTTATCATACACACCAGGAGATGGTCGCCATTTAGCAGGAAATTCTTTGAGTGGGATATCAAACTCTTTAGCAAACCTTTCACCTAAAGTATCAACACCTTTAGCTTTACCAGATACTACTTCAGAGATATCATCAAAATTGGAGAACAAAATTGCTCTACATAGTTCTTCATAATCGGTAATATTTTGAGAACCAGCAATAATAACTTTCATTCTTCTTGTTCAAGCTCAGGGAAAAGTTCAGGTAGTACATCAAGACATTTTTGACAATACTCGCCAATATGAAGTCGCACTTTGATTTCTTCTAAAGTTTGACCTTCATATAGGCAAGTTTCAATATCTTCTTCGGATACTTTATTACAAATACAAACTATCATTTTTGATAATGCTTAGAAGGCAATAGGAGGAATAGGTTCTCCTAGCAAAACACACTTTGGAATGTCAGGAGGCAATATGATTTCAATGACTTTTTCTTCTGTCATATTTTTATATATTTCCATCCATAATTGACCAAGAACATTTTGACCGATTTGAACAGTTGGTGCTTCTTTGTTATCAGGAACAGTTCCCCAAAATCTATCTTTATGTGAATACTCAACAATGTCACGACCACGAGTTTCTTTCAAAACTTTTGACAATCTTACAAAGTTTGATGCGTACTTCAATTGCAAACACCATCTCATGATATCAATCCGAACATCTTCGAAATCAGAACGAGTATGAGTAGCACGATAATGATTAGCTCTCATCTTAGCACCCATGCCACTTTTGATATCTAAGATTTCTTTTTGAACCTCAGGATAGTCTGGAAATCTCATAGCTTGATAAAGACCTTCAGAATTGAAGATTCTCTTACTATTGTAAGGAAGAACGAATTCGAATCCACCTGTCATATTTCCGAACTCACCCCATTTTTCTTTGGCTTTGGAAAACAGACAGACGTTTGATGGAACATAATGCTTAGTATCTAAGTTCATAATCTTACCTCTCCTATAATCAACTCAACAATAAAAGACTATTATACTCTACTTCAAGCTCTATGTAAATAGACGACACATACATAGCATAAAAGTTGAACAAAAAGAAGACTTCGGAAACTGGCCACGCAATGGGCCAGAAGATTCGCCAAATGAAAGATAACCGAAAATCAGTCGGTCCGACCTTTATGCTATGTATGTGTATAAAATGGCGACCCCAACCGAACTTGAATCGGTGGCCTCTTGCGTGACAGGCAAGCGCTCTAACCAGCTGAGCTATGGGGCCATTGTTCTAAAGTTGTTCGTATTTTTCACGAACGGTTTGCAAATGTTTTTCATCCATGACTTTACCGAAAGTATTCACAGCCAAGAAAGCTGCATACTTTTCCTTTTCAGATGGTTCTTCCAAAGTACCCATCGACACACCATAATCTTCAAAGTGGTATTTGTCACTTCTTGAAAGTTCCGAAAAGTAATAGCCTTTGTATTGAAAACGGTCTTCGTAAAACTCAATCAATGCCGTCAAACGTTGTTTGCCATCAATAACTTCATAACCTTTGTTATCTACTTCAAATGGAACTTTAGCAAATACGAACAGACCGATGGTGACATTGTTGAAGATTGAATCAATCAACTTTTGTTTGTCTTCCAATGTCCATACGTATTCACGTTGGTATTCAGGAGTAAAATCAACACCCGCATAATCACCAACAACCATTCGTAACAGACCTTCAATGTTGCGATTTGATTGATTCATTCGAAAACGAATCGGTTGTTTCAAGCTTGTTTTTGGTAAATCTTCACGAATCTTATACAATTCGTGCCATGCAACTTGAGATTCTTGGGTATAAGGAACTTGTGTTCCATAGTTGTTTTTCATACCCGAAGAATAGACTACATACATTCCACCTTCAAGGGCTTTTCTAACTACTGAATGTGTATGATTACCAAACTCTACGTCTTCACCTTCTTCAAAAGAACGTGTTGGTTTGAAACCATCTCTTACCCGCCAGTCGAAGTCTTTCATCTTAGTTCACTCTACGTTTGTTTGAATATGTGTCTATTATACAACAGTTCTAGTAAATGTAAACGGTTATTTTTGTGAAGCAGTTATCATTTACGAATATAAAATGTCAATTTGTCCAAACAATCCGATTCTTCTATACGTGGAATAGAAGTATAAGCAAACTGCTTTTCAATTCGTATCGGTCTATTCAAAAAGTTGTATAAGAGCATTTGCTGTTCAGTTGAAAGTTCCATGCCATTTACTCGATACACTGGAGCAACCCAACCACCACTACCATTTATCCAATCACCACAAGCTACATTTTCAATACGATTAGGAGAAACTCTAAGCCAAGCTCGCAAGGCTCCTGCTGCATCTTCTTGTTCTTCTTGTGCAATGTTAGCATTCCACCATTGTTGAATGTCTGGAGCAGCTGTCATTTCTCTGACAATCGAAACATAAGTACTCATCCCTCTTTATCCTCAGCTTCATTTTCGTTATACATCTGTCGAGCATCAGAATAGCCATTCCAATTATCAACACCACAAGCTCGTAAGCAATCAAGAAAATCAGAATCTTCTACAAGTTCTTCAAAAAACTTTTTAGAAATCGTAATAGTTGCCGGCTCTTTTGCTTGTTCTGACATATTTCCTCTTGTGAAAGTTATTATGTAATAAGTTTTTAGTTTGAATGACGTCTATCTCCAAAGTAGACAGCAAGGCAAAGAACTAAAGCCATCACAACAAATAATCCAACACCAATCAACTCTTGGTGTTGTGCTTCTGCAATTTGCTCTGGTGTTTTAGCTGGTTGTTCTATAGAACTAGTTGTATCATCAACTGCAGCACCCCAAAACATTATACTTTGAGCATTCGAAAAATCTACTGGCATCTCATTTCCTCTGATAACTTTGGAGCGGGATAGGGTAGTCGAAACCCTGTAGATGGAGTGGAAGTCCATTGCCTGACCGCTAGGCTAATCCCGCATTATTTGGTGGAGAATAGCGGACTCGAACCGCTCAGGCTAGGATCTTGCAAGGATCCTCCGGGTGCCCATGCCCATCCCCCATAAATCGAACCTGGCTATTTGTATTTGCACCGCCAGGAGGTGCCCCCATATTAGTTGATAAACAAAAATCGAAAGTTCAAATAAAGTTGTACCACACATTCAAGGCGGGAGTCGAACCCACAACTACTTTTTAGCAGAAAGAGATAATGAACTCTCAGCGGTTTATCAAAATCTATTATACCATACTTTCTCTCAGAAGAGAGCAAAATATCAATAATACGGTGTTCGTAATATGTTATTTACATTCTTCAAATTTTCTAACAATTTGTCAAGTGCTTCTTCTTTAGTTTTTCCAGTACCACTTACTTGCACCATACCTTGATACTGCTGTCTGCAAGTCCAACGTTTAGTATTGCTATCTTGACTATATACGTAATTCATATTCTCGTACAATAAAGATTATTTTGTTAGTTACATCGCCTTACGTGCTTAGCCTGAGAAAGCGTTTATCGGTTTTACCAGCACGCCCAACGGAACAAAGAGGATGTCTCAGTTACTAACCTCACTATAACTAACAAAATAATGTCTATAAATCTTTCAATATCAATCTAACATCTTTCTTTTCAGAAGAATAATCCTTCCCCCAAACTCTTGTATCATAATCCCAATCTTCTTTACCTTGATGAACTACAATATTCTTTTCGATATAAACATCTTTTGCAATATCAATAAGGTCAACGGTTACATCCGTCATTGCACTTATCTTAGCCCAAAGTTTTCTTGCTCCAAAGTATTGTACTTCATCACCCATTAATTGATGTTTTAGAACTTTCAAAAAGTAACGATACATTTGAAGTGCTATACCATAACATCTAACATTTTCTCTAACCTGTACTTCATCAACATTTAGAAAAGATTCTCCAACTGATTTGACTGGAGTAAGTGTCATCTTGAAAATAACATCAAGTTTAGTTTCTTTTTCTTTTCCTCTTTTTGTCAAAATATCTTTAGTTTCAAACTTACCCAAAACATAATGATGATTAGATTTCATTTTATAAAGCTCCATATTTCCAATAGGAGTTCTTATATCACTTATCTTATCATAAAATTCGAATAAACCTGTTTCAGATAAAAAACCAAGAGAATAAATACCGGGCTCCCAGTTTCCAAAAGCCGCTATAGCATTCATTTCTAATAGTTTATTTACCCGCATTTTTGCTCCAAAGTTTTTCAAGAAGTGTTTCGTATTCTTTGTTCAAATACTTTTCAACCAATAAACAGAATACTTCTTGTTGTTCTTTTGTCGCAAATCTAAACTCATTGACATATTCATCATGTTCAATCAAATCAAATTTAGTATTACGCCAGAAATGACTACATAACAATTTGATACCAGGACAATCATATGTTTCAACAACATATGGCTTGTCAATTTCAAATGCTTTATATCTGTCAGTCATTCAAAGTAAATCCTAATTCCAACAAAATCTTTTTACCTTCTTCAGAAGCTTCCTTGACTGCAAGCTCTAAGTTTGATAGAGGGAAGCCAGCAAAACCACCGCAATTTTCGCATTTTCCAAGGATAAATGAAGTATGAAACCCACCTTGTAATGGAAATCCTTCATGATGTGTTGACCTTTTGAAAGAAATATTACCTGGGCATTCACAAAGCTTACCCACATTTGGCTTTTCAACTACTTTCTTCTTAACCCAACTAAACATCAGCCTTTACTCCTCGTTCTCTATTAGTTTCAAACTTGAACCATTCAGTCATAATTAATTCAACATCGTGGTCATAAAAACCTGAACAGTTAATGCAATTGAACTCAACTACCTTAACAACACCATCTGGTCCAAGAAGTGCAGTGTCCATAACACAACAACTATCTGGTAACCAAATGTCTGCAAGCTCTTGAGCTTCTTCAGTGATACGTTGATCAGTAACTCTTTGCTTTATTAACCTGCCATCACAACGATATAATGACCCAGAAACAACTTTTCCATCAATGATAAACCATCGCCATTCAGCCATGATATCGTGTGGAGTGTTAACCACTATCTTCGTATCTTTTGTCAATTGAGCAGCTTTACTTGTATCAGCCGCTAAAGCATCTAAGAAGAACTTCAAACATTCCATTTTGGTCGTAACTTCTCCAGCAAACTGCTTCAAATCAAGTACTGGTCGAATGAAGATACGTTCTTCGAGTTCATGATCTAACACTGTCGATAAGTAATCGACATATTCTCCAACCGTCGTGACCAGTTCTCCATTCAACATATCGGTTCTGTTCTTTAACGCTACTTCATAATCGAAATTGTCATTAAAATGGACACCCTGCCAGCCAAGTTCTTTTGCTTTCAAAGTTAACGACGTTGAACCATACGGAATGTATGCAGTTCCCACAAGTTCGTTATCAGAACTTATTTCATGAGAGAATGGAATAATACCAATACTCTCAAAAGGTAACTTGTCAAGAACTGGAACTAGCAACTGCAACTGGTATTCTGAAATCAGGTTTGTCTGAAACATGAACTTCATTTGAGTTTCCTTAAAATTGGCGGAGAGCGGGTGCACTTGAAGCCCAAACCATTTCTGGTTCCCACAGTTTTCAAGACTGGTCCGGCGCGCCTGTCCGGTTCACTCTCCATAATTCTTTCGCTATTTCAAAATCTTTATGACTTCGAATGCTTGTTCTTCTGTAATGCCCACTTCTTCTAACTTGGTTGAAACTTCTCTAGCTTTTTTCAACCAAGATTGATGTTCATGACCAATCCAATTGTGTCTTTCATTTTTTACTTCATAATACCAACTACAACCATCAGTATGATTATGCTTGCATAATATGCCATGCAATCGAATTGCTAATTGTTTGAGCGGGTCGTTATTATCAATTTCTGCTTGAGCTTTTTCAGCTGCTTCTTTTTCTTCTTTTATCAGCTTTTCAAGCTCTGCTTTATGTTGTGCTAATTCTCTTTCCAATTCTGCTATTCTGTTAGTGCTCATCGTTATTACTCCTCTATTCATCAAAATTAGTAGTGAGTTTCCACTTGATTTCATCAGCTAATTGTTTTGCAATATCAGCACGTTTATTCATCGAACCCTGTTCATTTTGCAAAATATTCAATACTTCTAACAATACCTTATTAGCTACTTCCTGTATTGCATCACTTTGTTCTGAATCAGTTTCACTTACAATCTTATCAATTATGCTAGTCATCGTAATCACCTGTTCATCAATTTATGGTTCTATTATAAACAGTTTTTTATAAATGTAAACACTTATTTAGTACAGACTTCACAATTTTACTCACCATGATATTGCCATAAGACTGCATTACAAACTGCATGAACTGCTCCAATAGTCATACCAGTATCATGAGCATGGTGTAGATGAACTGGCCATTTGAAAAAGTTCGGTGGAAATAACGTTCTATCAATTCGCTTCCCAATCATTTCTTTAGAAGCTTTACCATCTAATGGTTGTCCACAATGACAACACTTACCTTCCTGAAGACGAACATATTCTTCTCGAACTAACCTACGTTGAGCTGAAGATATCTTATCGTAATTGACTGGTAATTGCATATCAATCTCTTTCTAAAATTTGGTAGGACCAGAAAGAGTCGAACTTTCATTGACGGATTATCGGTCCGGCATTCTACCATTGAATTATGGTCCTAATATATTCTTCTGTTAATTGTTCTTTCAATAAAATGAACAACTTTACATTATTTTGTTCAATTACTTTGGCTATTTTTTCTTCATCTTGTTTTGCTTTATAACTATTTTTTGGGTCTAACCAAATATCATATTCCGGTAAATAAAAATCGGCAAAGTAATTTCTGTTATCATATTTTAAAGCCTTAGGTCTCAACCACTTAATGTTCAGATTATTCAAAATTTCACTACATCTTAATTCATAACTACTCTGAAGTGTTGTTAGCTTTCCAAAACTATCAATAACTTTCGTTTTTTGGCTTCGCCCAGCATTTTCTCGATATCCACCGCCTTTAGCAGAATTTACTCTATGTTGTTCTGTATTATCTTTGTGGTATTTTTTACTGCAATAGCCATTAGGTTCATTGTTTTCATAATACTTTTTTACGCCTAAACTATTTTCAAATACTCTTGAATCTGTTTCTTTTGTTAGACCTTTATTCCAAGCTTTTCTAATTCCATTTTTATATCCACTATTTGGATCAAAATCTATACCTCTAATCTTTTTTATTTTGACGCCATTACAACTTTTAATATGTTTTTTAAAATTATTATTAGTTATATCTTTACAACATTTTACACAATAAGTAGTTTTCATAATAATCTCACAATCGAAAATTATTATTTATACAGATCAGGTTCACGTTCTACCTTTAAACTAAGGAGCTATTTTTGATGTCAAACCATTCTTCATTTGATAAAAGTAAACCAATTGGAACTTTTATCATAAATGATGTCATCATTATTACTGCAAGCTTTACTTACCAAATCTGAAAAATCTTTCAATGCTGCCAAATACTTTGGCAAAACACATGTAGCATGCACTCGATACATATCGAGTTCTTCAACATAGTGAACACCTGAAAACTTCATCGTAGACAAGACTTCCAAGTTTTCATACAAATTTTGTAGAATTGCTTTTACTACTAATTCATTTCCGTTCATCTTAGTTCACTCCACGTTCTTTAGAATATGGGTCTATTGTATACTAAGAAATCAGTAATGTAAACACTTTTTATGTGAACTGCTTCACAAAAATTGGTGGTGGAGTATCCTGGTAACGCTCACAGGTGGTGACAGTCGCGAACAGTCACAGAGCTTCACGGGCTCTACCGCCTCTTTAGCGGCTTACTACTCCGAAAAACATTATAACCTTACCCACTCTCTCGAGTATCCCCACTCTCCACGAGCAGTGAATTATACGCTATACATCCATTCCTACTTTACAATGCTCTACGCGTCGAGCTAAAGTGTTTCGCAACTTTGGTTTGCATCCTACTTGTTCAGGCGATCAACAAGAACTTTCGGTTTTCATTTATCCCAGGGTAGAGTTATAATGTCTTAGTCAAGATAGCTATCAATATTTTTTGCTATACTTTTACTCAAGTCTTTACTCAAGTTAGTCATTATTTCAATAATCGTGAAATAAACTTCTTCATTAGTTCTAAGTTCTTTTAGTTGATGATATCTATTCAAGCTATCAATCCATAGTTCAATAGTATTCTTATCAGGTATCAAATCAGATATCATCCATTGATGATAATCATTATACTTTGGAACTTTATTTCCTTTCAACTTTATAATTCTTATTTGTCTAATCCATCCATCAATATCGCCCAGATGTTTATTGTAGTTCAAATCATCTTTCCATTTTAGAACTTTTATTAGATGTTCAATAATAGGATGTGCTAATCCAGTAATTTTACTTTCAGCATCTCTTCGCGAAAATGCCATTTCATACAATATATCCAAAAAACTTTCAGTTAGATTATCAAATAATTCTACTAGTTTCATTTATCTTTCTCTTTTACAAAATTGGCATCGCGACGGGGAGTTGAACCCCGCTTGTCGGGTTGAAAACCCGATGTCCTAACCGATAGACGACCGCGATATAATTTGGTGGGGAGAGAGGGATTCGAACCCCCTGTGTTTCTGTGTGCCTGGGTTACAGCCAGGTGCCCTTCCGCCGTCAGGACAGTCTCCCCATAAAATACATACTCAGGATAGTAGGATTCGAACCTACGTCCCGGCATCGGGCTATATTCTCGTTAGAAAACATAGTCCAAATGCCGTGCTAAACCAACCTCAGCTACACCCTGAGTATGTACTCTATTTTGGTCGCCTATTATAGACCGGGCGAGTAACGGTCACGTCCTTCTACCATTGGTAGATGACAACTTCTTACACCGTATATTTGATTTCCAACACTTCATCTTTCATATCTAATCGCATCCCTGAATAATCACCACCTCTAGGAACATCAAAAGTGATTGAAATATCCTTAGCATTAGGATGAATTAACTTCTTTTCTATCAACATTTGAATAATACCTACACCATCAATAAGACCAGTAACTGTTTCAGTCACAACTTTTTGTTGTATTTCAAACATCTTAGTATTCCTCACTATGTTTTACCGATTATGTGTCTATTATAATCAGATTTTCGTAAATGTAAATGGTTATTTTTGATAACTGCTTCACATTTTTACTAACTAAAAAACTTGGCGGAAGACTGAGGGCATGCTCCCCAAACCTTGTTAGGTTCCCATTGTTTAGCAAACAAGTTCGGTACCTTGACCGATTAATCTTCCAGAAGAGCCTTAATAACAAAAAAGGGATTCTTTTTACGGAATCCCTTTTGTAAAATCTTTATAAGTAAAACTAAAACTTTACAAAAGAGGTCCCCATTCAGGATAACTTCCCTCACTATCAATCGACGCCGATTCCGGTGCATATACTTCCGGTCTGGCTTCAATAGAAGAGCCATAGAACATATCAATAATGGAAGGATCGATGATAAAAGTTTTCATTTTACTAAGTTTGTTTTGTTATAAATCTATTTATAGAATTTCTAAAAATTATGTAGCTATTATACCACAATTTTTTGTGGTTGTAAACACTTTATTGAAAAAATGCTAAAATTACCACTATCAATACCACAAAAACAATAAACACTCTATAAAGATATTTCAATGCTATTGATTGCATGTTCTTATTTCTTGTTGTAGTGGTTTTTGAACCGAAGTCTGTCTTCATCAGTAAGGTCATTGCCTTCCCAATCAAGAATACCAAGCTTTGCATCTATTTGCCATTGATGTTCTGCTGATTACTTGAAGTAAACAGCAGGTCTCTCAAAGGACTTCTCAAACATTTGACGTTCAGTCATGTCTTATTACATGCCAAAAATACTGGATAAATGTTGGCAGTTCTAACATATTTTTTTGAAGCGAAGTGTTGTTCAAATTCATCGCTAAACACCGATTTTGTAATCAATTCAAAAGGCTCATTGAGCTGTTCCATATAAAATAGTAAATACTTTCCGATTTTTGACTGAAAGTATTCTTTTGACATAGAACCTTCTTTCTCAAAATAACCATCTTTTTCCCGTTGCTCAATCATTGCACTGATTTGAGCTTCGGAAATCGGTTTATTGTTGGTAATTTGTTCGGCAAAATAATCTTTTATTTCCATTGATGTTCTCGTTTTGATTGATATTTCCAACTTTTTTCTGCATTGCTAAATGCTTCTCTATCCCATGCATCTGGTGGAACTGCTTTTCTTCTATATTGTATCACAATGTCAAGCTCTTGTGCATCAACATCGTAGAAGTCATTGCGGTTAGAACCAAATGTATGTATTCTTCTATAGCTTCCAAACGCACCACGTTTTCTTCCATGACGACGATTGTGACATCTTACTTTCCAACGATAATCACGTTGCTTTTTCCACACATCATAAAAGCCACTAATATAAGATGGAGACAACCAGTTTCCGTCTTGGTCATATGCTGCATAATACACCGGATGATTTCTAAAAGAATAAGAAAGATGTCTTGATGCTTTATCTTCATCTGATACTTTATACCAAATCTTATCCCAATTGACAAATTGACATAGTACAGACCATTGAGAAAAGTAATTGAAAAAGTTTTCCCAAGTATCAAAGTAGTAATAAGCTACTCGTCTGCTGACTAAGCCCAAGTTATCATCTACATAATACACATAGATGCCAGGAACATTTTGTATTTTCATTTTGAAGCTCTCCGTTACTAAGTAAAATTACCTAGTGGAAACCTTCATTCCTCAAATGTAGTATGTATGTCATAATGTTATTGTCCTTTTGATGCTAACATTTCTGTTAGCTTTTGTTTTATTTCAGCATCTGTCAAATCAACTTTTTCTAAAATGTCTGGAGAATATTCCCACTCTCCATCATCAGAAATCAATATTTCTTCGCTAGTACCAGTATCAGGATTTCTAGATATTGCTAACCCTAAAGGATGGAGAATATCTCGATTAATACGACGTATCAATCCTAGTTCTGACATTTGGTTCCAATTTATAGATTGTATCATTGCTTTCCAGAATACTTTATGTTTGGTGCATCGGGAGGGAGTCGAACCCTCAAAACCGGGCATCTTAAACCCGTACGTATGCCAATTCCGTCACCGATGCAAATTTGGTACCTCTAACAGGACTTGAACCTGTACGCCATTCGGCACTTGCTCCTAAGGCAAGCGTGTCTGCCATTCCACCACAGAGGCTTTGTTACTTTTTCGACCTAAATCCTAAAGACCTACTGTAAGATTGTAATATCATTATATCACATCTTGCTGCTTCTGTACACAAATACTTTGGGTCAGGATACACTCCAACTCGTCCTAAGTCCAACCTATCAGCATCCCAACATATCTGAGTGGTAATGTCTGCCAGAGTTGCTCCATGAGTGTGGAACATGCATGCATACCGTAAGATGCTCAGTTCAGTATCATCAAGACTAATGATACCTTTATCATTCAGTTCTTTAGCAAAATCAGCTGCTCGGTCTCCATGTCTATGATCGTGGCCATCATTCAATCGACAACTATCATGTAAGAATGCAAACAGTTCAATGACCTTGACATTAGCTCCAGGATAGTGCGTTGCAAGTGTTAGACCATTCAACTTTACTCTTGACCAATGAGCAACTCCATGAATGCCATTCCAATCCAGTTGATACTTTTGACGAACTGTTTCAATGAGTTGCTTAGTGATGTTCATTATGCTACGTTTAGTGTTTTACCTTTTTGAAAATCTGCTAACTTAAGACCGCCAGTGAATTGACAATGAGCCATTTCACGAAATCGGGTCCATCTTCCAGCCCATTCTAATCCAACTGACTCAGCAATGACACCGCAACGTTCAAATGTTTTGAGGTCTGCCCATTGTGCTTTACCATTTACAACTGGCACGAAATCAAAAGCTACTCGCCAGTTATGCCAGCTTTGACCAGGCTTAGCATTAGTTACTTTCTTACCTGGAGTTGTACGACCTTGTGCATAGATTGCAGCTTGAGATTCCAAGTCACGATAAGTGCTAGTAATAAGAACATCAATCCCTTCTTCATCGCATTTTGCGACAAAGTCACGACACATTTTTGCAACAATTGGATGCAAGTCGTCAATATTTCTAGAGTTTTTCATAGTTGTTTCTCCAATTTATTTTAACTTTCTAATATTTATATACTATATTATTTATTCAAAGTTGCAAAAATGGAAGTTTCAAAACATTTATTTCTATTTTTTAATGAAACTAGTATAAATATTATTTGCTGAGACTGTTATGATGAGTTTTATTATCAACAATTTAAAAGGAAATAAAAATGAAAAGAGTACTACTTTTATCACTTAGTCTTTTGATTAGTTTTTCAGCTTCTGCAGTTATTTTACCTGCAGCAGTCGGACAAACATCAGGAGACTTAAAATTTAATGGAACTGTAGCTCCATCTTGTAATCTTATGACTTTTGTCGATGGAACAATTACTACTTCAGCAGACCAAACTCAATTATCTTCTGAAAATTCAGGTGGTTCTCCAGCTTCAGTAAGCTTACGTGCTAATGTGAATGGATATTCTTTACCATTAGGAACGCCAATTATTATTGGTCCTAATGGAGTTTTATCTGACGCGATTGTAACTTCTTCAGCAATTGGTAATGGTTCTGATTTATTTGGCGTTGCTGTAAGTCAATTT